ATTTGGAATAACTCCTGCGATGTTATTAATTAAATTAGGAATCCATTCGATATTGTCAAATGTATTAAATTCCCTTAATTCATTATTAGTGTACACTATACCTGTTTTAATATTTATTAAATAGTATTCTTTAAGAGTTGTGTTAATAATACATAAAAACTGATTTGCTGTAGTTTTTATAACATTATATACAAACGTAGAACCATATTTAATACCTACAGAATCTTTAAGCAAAGGAAGATATTCTGAATGTAAATATTCTACTTTTTTAAAGTAAACATCTTCTTTTAATTGCAAACATTGTATAGTACATTCGTCTGGTAACTTACCATAACTTTTATAAAGTTTATCTAAATCAGTTTCAAATAAAGTAATTTCACCTACAGTATTAGTACCTAAACTAGGTTTTACAGTATTAAAAGTTTTAAAGAATCGGGCTAAACAATAAAAATATAAAACTAACTCTTTAGAATTGTCTGGCCCTAAGTCGTTAATTGCTTTAATAATTTTTCTATCTAAATATAATGTTGGGCATGAACCTTCACCACAATAACCTAATCTTAAATCAGGTAATGAAATGCTAAAGCTCTTTAATGTTTTAAATAAAAAAGCTGTATCTCTAACATTCTTAACAATATAAAAATCTGCCTGATATATTGCTGTGTCATTATGTAAATTTCCCAATACTTTAATTGTTTTATATAAACAATAATCTTTTTTACATACTGTTGAATGCATTAAGTTTAATAATGGGACAACATATTTCTCATTGAATCCTGCAAAGCCCTCAAATTGTAAATAACTTAAATGGGACATCTCTCCAGATTCATTACATGATGAATAACTTCCTGTACTAGGGATTGGTCCTTTTTCTTCAAGGACTAAATCTTTTTTATTTAATTCAATTAACATTAAAACACCACCTTTCTAATTGTTTTAACTAACGGTACAATGTCTGCTGAATATAAAACACGTTTAAGTGATAAATCATTAATTAGATTTTGTAACACAGGTTTATTAGTAGCTTCGTTAAAGTCTTTAACAACATCATTGTATATAGTATCAATTCTATCAATTACTAACTGGTCTAGTTCTTTAACTTCATATCTTTCAAAATTGTAATATTTAAAATAAGAATACATGAGCTTTTTAGCTTTTTCTAAATCATTGCTTGCACCATTAGTGATATATCCACACATGGCTTCTTCTGCAGCTCTACCACCTAATAAGATTTTAATTTCATTAATAAATCTTTCTTGCGGTAAAATGCCTGACATGACTTCTGCTGATTGCGTAAAACCACCTGCGTCACCATACGCATAGTTGGTTACTTTAATAGGTATTGTGTTATTATATAACACTTCTGCAAGAACATGTCCACATTCGTGAGCTGTAACAAGATTAAGTTCCTTACTTGATTTATCAGGATGTCTAATATTCTTAGTAATAACTTTGTTAACAGCTTCATTAACATTATCTAATGTAATTTCGGATTTACTTTGTCTGATTGTAAGAATACCCGATTCATTAGCTATTTCTTTAATATCTGCAGGTGTTAAACCTTTTGTTAAATCAGAAATATCTTCATAAGATACACCTGTTTGAATAGGTAGTTTAATCTTATTAAAATAGTATTCAACCATGTGCAATCTTTCATAATCATCTGGATAATCAATTGTGATTTGTCTACCAAATCTACCTGAACGCATTAAAGCACTATCTAATCTTTCAGGGAAGTTTGTAGCAGCTAATACCATAATATTTTCAGTTTCTGTAAAACCTGACATCTCAGCTAAGAGTTGGTTCAAAGTTCTATCTTCCTCGCCACCTGCTCCACCTGAACGATTTTGTCTATCTCCAAAGCTATCTAATTCATCAATGAATAAGATAACTCCCTTTTTAGACTTTTCTGCTAGCATTTTAGCACCTTTAAAAATCATTCTAATGTTCTCAGCACCTGATCCAATATATTGACCTTGCAATGCTGATGCTGTACATGTCATAAAATAACAATCTACAGTACCTGCAATACAACGAGCTGCATATGTTTTACCTGTTCCCCAAGGTCCTTTAAATAAAATACCTTTTGGAATAACTACACCTGCCGAACTATATGTAGCTGAATGTTCAAAGAAATCTTTAATTTCTTCTAATTCAGTCTTTAAAATATCATTACAAATATAGTCCTTCAAAGTCTCTTTAGGCTTAACAATTTCTGCTTTAGTATTTTGACTAATAGACTCACATAACTTATCTAAATCAGATTCTGCTGAAGCACTACCTGTTGGCATACTAGCATCTACTGCTGATGCCATATCAGATAGAATACTTGAAATAGTTTTAGAACTTCCTAAGCATCTAATGTAAATGTCTGCAATTTCGTCTTTAATATTATTTAATATTAAAGCTGCTGCATCATGTACATCGTCTGAGATTGTTGCTGTAGGGTCCCAAGTATCATTTCCAAGTATTCTACCTGCAGGGTCATATACAATGCTGCACTGCACAAAATCTTTATCAAATGTATCAAAAATCCAAATTAATAAAGTTTGGATAGCTTCGTTCATAAATATCTTTTCAATTGTATTAAGAACATTATTCTTAATCCAATCATAATCTATATCACCTATATCAGATTTAGCAAAATAAGCTTCTGCAAAGTTATTTGTCCATGATATTGGGGTTATTGTTTTTAGGTATTCTTTCTTAGCATTAGCAAATCTTACCTTAATTTCTTCTGCCATAATACTCCTCCTTATAACAAGCCCAAATAGGGCACAAGTAGCAATTGGGCTTAGTTATTACTGTGTACTTTTTTTAGTTCTTACTGGGACATATTTTGTCATAAATACACAGACTACTTGATTATTAATGTCCCAACTATCTATATCATATCCTTGTCTAATATAATAGTTTATTTTCTTTTCTAATTCCTTAGGAATAGGGCTACAAATTATCTTATAATTTAATCTCTCTAACATAGCTCAATTTCCTTATTTTCTTGATGCTTAATAAATATATAATGAGGCGGCTGCTGACAGAATCTCTCAAAAGGGCATGCCACACAATCACTTTGTGATTGACATAATTTTGCTAATTCTTCTAAAGTAATGTCTTTTAATTTCTTTCTCATAATAATACCTCTTGAATACTTAAACCTGTATATTTAATACCATCTACGGTGATACTAACTATTTCACAATGCTTAAAATGCTTTAATAGTTTCTTAGAGAATAAAAGGGCATAGCCCTTCTTAATATTAAAATTAGATGGTCCTGTTTTGTGATGTTTGGACTTCTTAGGATAATAGACTATTTCTACAAGATTCTGATTCATATCTACGAATTCTTGTTCGTAATCTTTTAATTTTCTGAATCTCATATTAAATACCAAATATCTTTTTCTGACATTCGTCACAATAGCCTGTTATAAATTTTTCACGATCTTTTGGGCTATAATCTTTTAAGATATCCTGAATATATTCGCCTGTTTGTCTTCTATTGGAAACTCTATCTACTAAGTCTTCAGGAACATTATATAAATAATGTGTTACTCCACACATTGGACATTCAAATTCTACATTAATTAATTCTACTTTTGGCATAATTAAGGGCCTCCAAAATAAAAAGGGGCTTTTAAGGAAAGCCCTAGAACCTGAAAGAAGCTATTTATTGAAGATTAGAATAAATCTTCAATATTTTTACGATTGTCAACTTTTTCAACTGGGGTGCTGAATAAGTCTGCAATCTCTGTGTGTTCTTCACTATTTAAATATAGTAAAGTACCTTTTTCATTAGCAGTTAATGTAATACTAACTGGCTCACCTGATTGCTTAGCAGCTAATAATTTTTCATATCCTTCTTGTCCGAAGAATCTGAGCTTATTACTAGATGTGTATTCATCTTCACCAACTTTAAAGCCTACTCTAACAAAGACTTCTTGAGGGTTGATGCTGTGATCCTTAGCAATAGCTGCAATGCTGTTTGGGCTTGTCACTGATGTAATGACAACTGTTAATTCTGTTCTTTTCTTTTCCATAGTTAAATAACTACCTCCTATCATATCTCAAGAACTGAAACGAATATTTTTATTCAATTTCACAAAAAGCAAAAATAAAATATTCGCTTAATTTTTACGGAATTTGTCAAATCTATATATCTATAACTTCCTATAAACTATATTCTATATTATATGTATATAATATAGCTTCTCTCATACATATACTTATATATGGGAAACTTCTTTCTAATACGCATATATGTATGAGAAAACTTTCCTCGTGTGTACGCAGGAAAGTTGACAATTTCTGTCAAAGTATGAAATTCTTACCAAAATAAAAAGGTGATAATCTCACCTTTTTACTTAAATCAGTAATCTTCTTCCTCAATTTCCTTAACATCGTCATGATATTCTAAAAATTCTGGAAGCGTGCCTGTAAGAATCATATCTTCCCATAAATCATCTTCACGATGCATTATGTCAAAACATGTATTTTCTAAAGACTCATCTCTAATACCTGTTAATTGTCTAATGACTTTCTGATAAGTTTGAACATAATCAGCTGGGTCAAATGACATATCTGTTGGTCCTGTTTTAAGCCATTCTATCACTTCTGCATCTTCTAATAGCTTTCTAATGTGTGCTATTTTAGCTGCCATTGCCTCATTGCTAGGCCCACAACTTACGCCTAAGTTGTAACACTCAATAGCATTATTTAGAATGCCTGGAACATCTTCTACGTTAAATAACATGACATATCTATTCTTGATGGCTTTATAGATAAATCTATATAAACTTTCAACTAGGCTAAAGTCTAATGGCTCAATACGATTACGTCTAATAGCTTCGCATTCAGCATCTTCTTCTTCGTTAGACTTATCTTTAAATAAGTCTTCTTCATACTCATCTTGCATAGCTTGAGTACTAAATTTGTAATGTTCTGGATCGTGCTTGTAACCTTTAAGACTGACATTCTTACCGAAATCTTTCTTTAAAATCTTTTTGATTTCATAAAGATTAACTTTTAAAGGTCTTAATGCTAATAAGTTTGCATAATAGCAATCTTGGCCATTCTCATTTTTGAAATACTTGTTTAAGATTAACTCGTTATTCTTAAACATATCTCTACCTAAATCAACAAAGACTAAATCTTTGTCTTCTTTTCTAGCATTATCTTTACATAATGCTAAGATAGCATTTTTCATTGAGTTTGTTTTAACTAATTCCATATTTTAAAGCTCCTTTCTGGGATAGCAAAACACCATAAGAAATATTTATTTATTTCAATAAATAATCCATAAAGGCGGTGTTTTGACGCTAAATGTCAAATCTTAATACCTGAATGTCTGAAATATTTTATATATTTAGGCTTAATTAAAAGTCTTGTTTAATTTTAATATTCACCAAAAAGCAATAAAAGTTAACAAGACTTTTCTTGAAATCTGTATTTTGAAAACCTTTCTTTATTTTTAATTTCTTTGGAAAGCTTTTACCTGAAATACTGAATAATTAAATATATAGATATTTGGACACTATATGTCTAAAAAATGGATATGGTGTGCAACACCAATAATAAAAATAAATAATATACGTGTGTGTATACTAGAATACCTGAAATCTGTATTCTAAAATCTAAAAATATGAAAACAATTACATAAAAAAAAGACGTGCACACGCACGCCTGAAACGATTTAGTCGTTTTCTTTCTTTTTAGGTGATTGTTTAACAACTTGATAACCTTGTTTTTCAACGGTTTTCTTTGCTTGCTCAAAGTTGTTTTGTTTAGCTTGGGCAATAAAAGCCTGAAATGCTGCGACAATCGCTAATTTCATGTTATTTCACCTCAACTTTCTTGAGAACATTGGATTTCCAATCAACGACAACTTGAGAACCGACAATCTTATCAGGTAGTTCCCTGACAACGATTGAGGACTTTTTGAAAAGTGTTTCACCGCTGATTGAAAATGCTGTCTTTAAGTAGACGATGTATTGAGTGTTATTTTTACTATCGGACACTCTGTCATAACCGATAACTGTTGTTTTTGCCATTATGAATAAATAGCTCCTTTCACTTATAGTGAATAAGGGGGCTAGGCTTTTAAATGAACACTCCACGGTATACATATTGTATACCTGTGGTATTCACACCCTCTAACATCTTTTGACACGTACTGTCAACACAATTTGCAAACCATAGATATTATGATAAAATAGGCATAAAGGAGTTCCTACACTATGAACAGAAAAAATGAGAAAGTTATTCGTGTGGCCATCAGAAATGGTGACGACACAAAAGTTAAAGTTGACTTCCACGGAGGAGTCTTCTCACCCACTGAATTCACCGCCATGTTTATGGCCGTCTTAGAGACCTACACAGTTGGATTACTACAGACAAATACCAAAGAAGCAGTGTTTGAACATTTCAACAATGCTTTTGGTATTTTTCTTAACAAAATAGTTCCAGAAGAAGAACATTACAAACTGTCTAAACCGCATAAGAAATTCAAAAAGGCTGTTGATAAGACCTTAGGTAGAGAAGAAACTGAAGAAGATAAGAAATACTCTGAGGATGTTAAATTTGCTGCATATCTCTTAGCAGGTGACATTTTACAAAAAGAAGTCGGTATGACTGAAGAAACCGTTGAACTATTATTAAATAAGCGTTTAGGCTTGATTGAACCAATCCTTAAAAACCCAGATGAAAAGAAATGATGCATTAAAAAATACATTAGATGAGCTCTTAGCTGACCCTGAGATAGGTGGCGAGAGCAGTCACCCAGATCCTGTTGCCTTACCACCTACTCAAGGTAAGAATCTTTTTGGACGCAGATTGTCAAGAATCTATGCTTTAGAACCTGGCATGACCTGCCCACACTGTAAGTATGGGACGATTGAAGAAGACCCATCCTTTAATGGGACTCCTTGTGAGTTCTTCGTCTACTGTCCAGTGTGTAACGCACATATATGTACGTATATTCCTATGGAGCATCAAGAAGCTTTTCATAAGGATGATCACCAAAAGAAGCTTTACGCAGGTGGATTTGGCTCTGCTAAGACATACACATGCGGTATGGAGGTATTAGCACACGCTTTACAAATCCCTAATGCTGCTATCCTAGTAGGTGCGGCCACATGGGGCCAGGTTTCTGACACCTGTCTTAAGTTTATCTGTGATAACTTACCGATGAAACTTGTCCAAAAATCTAATCAAGACAAGGTTAACTGGTATTTACAGTTGATAAACGGCACTCGTATATCTGCTAAAGCATTAGATAAAGAAGGGAAGATTCGTTCTGCGAACTTAACTATGATATGGGTCGAAGAAGCTTCTGAAGTTGAATACCCAATCATTGCGTATATTGCCGCCCGTCTTAGAAATAAGGCTGGTTACTTTAAAGGTAAATCTCGTTTAAGAATGCTTCTTTCTAGTAACCCAGACGTAGGCTGGCTTAATACTAACTGGTTGATGTGCTCCGATGTTATTTATTACCACGGTGACGTTAAGGATAGATATACCGTTCCTGCTGAAAAACGTGACCCTGCTATATCAACGCACATCTCCGCAACATCTGCAAACTACTATTTACCACCAGATTATGAAAAGAATTTAGCTAAAAACAAGGAACCTTGGTGGGTAAATAGATATCTTAAAGGTTCATTTAAATACACTGAAGGCCTAGTCTACCCTAACTTTGTAGATTGGTTCTGTGAACCATTCCAAATTCCAGCACACTGGCGTAGGATTACTGGCACAGACTTTGGTCGTAGAGACCCAACCGCACACGTTGTGGGGGCACTTGACCCTTTTAAAAAGATTATCTATGTATACGCAGAAGTAGAAGAAACTTTGGATGACAAGCCCCTTGATTATATTATAAATAAAATCAAGGCTGTAGATAACTTTCCTAACCGTCTCTTGGCCTTTCCACATCAGTGTGATCCTAGAGGACGTAACAAAGACCAAATTTCAGGGCAAAGTTGGATAGATGTTTATCGTGAAAGGGGCATTATTTTCCAAACAGCTAGGGATTGCGAAGGAAATTCTTTAGCTCCAACTATCCAAAAGCTCTATAACTATGCTACACATGGTAGATTGAAAATATTTAAAACCTGTAAAAAGATATACAATGAGCTTTCCAGGTACAAATACAAAGAACGTCAAACTGGTGACGATGCTAATCAGGGTGAAAAACCTCAAGATAAGAACAATCACCTTCCAGATGCTCTCAGATACATGCTTTCTCCGTTCCCACAGTTCCCAGAAGATCCTTCAAACTTCGATGATGTGTGGAGAGAAATGCAAATTAGACAAAATTTGTCAACAAACTACGATTATTTATCTACAAACGATGAAGATTCCGATTTCGTAGTTGAATATATGGACAATTTTGGATAAAATTATAGGTAAGATTTATGGATAACGAAGAAATTGAACAATTATTGTCAAAAATAGATAAAAAATTAGATAAATTGCTTAATCTTAACACTAAGATCGCTAAATTTTTGCATTTGGTGCCAGTTACAGAGAAAGAAGAACGTGAATTACAGATTCTTCAACGTAAAAACTTGGCCCAAGCTGCTAAAATTACCCAAGAATTGGATGATATGGAGAACAAACCTGCCGATAACAGTCACGACTTAGGCAGTATTTTCTCCGTTTTAGAGAATGCCCCTACAGCTGATGTTTATGACGATGTTATTGGTAGCGACTTCCTAGCTAAATAATGGAGGTATAAGTTATGGATGAAAAATCATATAATAGACAGCTTGCAGAGTCTGTGGAACAGATTACTTCACAAAGTATTTTAGATAAATACAACATTACTGAGTACAATGTGGACGACCTTATTAGAGATTTTGAGACAGCTTATCAATATAAAGTTGAACAAGCTCGTATTTTCAAAATTTTAGATGCCGCAGACCATTCTGATATTTGGAAAACCTTTAATCGTAAGATTCCAAGGCATGTGCAAACGCCTACACATAATCCTATTACAATTATTAAAGAAGCAACTAAAGCTTCGATCATGCCCACTTCGTTCCAAGGGGAATTTAGGGCCTTAACAGCAGAAGCTAAAGATGTTGCTAACGTATGTAATAAGTATTTCGCTATGAAGTGGGAAGCCAGTGACATGGACCAACATAATAGTGAAGCTGCAGACTATGCATTTTTGCAAGGTACCTCTGGCGTGTTATTCGGTTGGAATGACATTATTGTTGATCACGCAGACGTTGCCAATTATTTCAATCCTGCTAAAAAGACAGAATTCCAGGCCAAGGCATGGCATCCATCAAATGTTTTCCCAGACCCTTCTGCTGAAACCGTAGAAGAAATGTCTTACCTTTTCTTCGCTGAAAAGAAGTCAAAGGCTTTCCTCAAGACAATCTCTAGATTCTCAGATGCGTTATGGGCAATTGATAATACCAACAATGTTTATGGTGCATTGAACCAAAACTATGTCCCTGATAAGGATAAACAAAACATGAGTGAAGTTGTGACGTTCATCACATGCTATAAAAGAGTTAATCGTGTAGTTGTTGACCCAATCACACATCAACCAAAAATAGCTCCAAAGGTTGACGTTATCTATATGGCTGGCAAGAATATCTTAGATATCTCACCTAATATTGAACCGAACATCATTCCATTTGTTCCTCTTTACGATGAAAAGATTCCAAATAACTTCTGGGGCATCTCTAAATGTTATAAAGTACTTTCCCTTGTGCTTACCCTTAACCAAATTGATAGTATTGAAGCAACTGCTTATTTTAAAAACCAAAACCCTGCAGAATTCATTAATTCCTTAGCAGGTATCAATGTTGCTCAGTATCAAAATAAACGTGATAATCCTGATGCGGCATTCACCGTTAACTGTGATCCAAAACTAGTACAAGCATTTGCCAACAGACCAGATTTACCAAAAACAATTGACAGTTTCCGTCAATACTTGTTACAAGAAATTTCCAATATATCTGGTGTAGATGCTGCTTACTTAGGTAGAAGTTATGGGTCCATCCAAACAACTGGTGGTGTCGAACAAGCTGTTGATCGTGCAACAATGCGTGATAACAATCGTATTAAAATGATTGATAAGTTTATCCGTAAAGAAATTGAAATCATGTGTCAATTCTACATTGCTAAAGGTAGAGTTGAACAATTCTATGCTCCAGGGTCTATGGCCTCTCATGATGAAGCAGGGAAAGCCTTACAGTTTGACCCAACAGCTTTAATTGCTAGAGAAGACATTGAAATTACAGTATCTAATGTTGCTCCAAGGTCTAACCAATCCTTAGAAGATGCTGCCATGGCACTTATGGAAATGCAAATGAAATACGACCCAGCAGCTAAAGGCTATGCAGACTTCATTACTCCTGAGGAATTCATTGAATGGATGAATATTCCAAAATCTCAAAAGAATCTTATTCAAGAACGTATGAGAGCACAACAAGAAAATATGAAGGTAGAAGAATATGCTGCTGTAATCTCTGCATTCGGACAACTTGTTGATGGTGGTATGGACCCAGAACAGGCTTTAGTTGAAGTAGCAAAACAAATAGAAGCTAGTAAGTTAGGACAACTACCTGCCGTATCAGGCCTTGGTGCTACCGATATTAACGGTGGCGTACCACCTGCACAGCCGCAATAAAAACGTTTGACACTTTTTGTCCAACAACTTAAACTATAATTAAAAGGAGCCCTATTTTTATGAACGATAATAATTTCTCAGACATTCCAGCCTTAGGTGATACCCAGGGTTTGGAAAATTTCCTTAACAACCAAAATTTACAAGCTCAAGGTTTACAACCAGTTGAAGAACAACCAACTGAACAACCAGCGGCTAATCCTGCACAACCTGCAGCACAATCAGCGGCAGCCCCTGCTTCAAATAACGTTACTAGAGAAGACCTCACCAATATTTTGAAAAAACTTGATGAGATTAACGCCAGAACAAATCCACAAGCACAAACTCAACCAGCCGCTGCTCAACCTACTCCAGCTGCACGTCAACCATTTACATACACTGACCAAGAAAGAAACTTTGTGGTTAATGCTATGCAACGTGGTTACTCACTTGACCAAATCAATCAAGTGATCATGCAACGTAGAATGCAAAATGGTTATGCACCACAACAAAACAATGCTCTTGAACAACGTATGCAAAACTTGGAACAATACTTACGTACTCAAGAGTATAAACAAGCGGAAGCTGCATTTGTTGACAAATTGTCAGCATTTGGTGACAAATTTGGTCTCTCAGAACAAGACCTTGTTACCTTCGGAAATGCAGCACTTAGCAAAGGTATCAATATTGCGATGCCTAATGTGGACCTAGAAACAGCTTTTAGAGCCATTTATCCAGAGCAATATGCTATACGCATCCAAAGAATGACCCCTACAAACACATCTCAGATCTATGGTGGCACAAGTATTCCAGAAGGAAACCGAGCTTCTGCAGCTAAGGCAGAAGATGCCTATGTGGAAGCCTTCTTGAAACAAACTATGCCAAATCAATATGGTATGTTGAATAAGAAATAGGAGGAAATGAATCAATGGATGATTTAACATTAATCAACAATACTTCGGTGTATCGTAATCCTGCACCTCAATCTCCACTTCAAGGTCCAAACGTGATGCAACCTGCTGCTGTTTACAGCAAGATTATGCTCAAAACCATTGAATTGGCAGAAAGCGATTACGTCTTTGACGGTTTAGCTACGGAAAGAACTATGCCATCAAACAACGGTGCTAACGAAATCGTCTTCAAGAGAATGCTTTCTTTAGCAGCCCACACACAACCATTAGTTGAAGGTATCCCACCAGCTAGTGACCAAGGTAGAATGGTCGCTATCAAAGCGAGTACCAAATCCTATGGCCGTGTTATGAAATTCACAGATAAAGTTAACTGGGCCGTTGTTGACCCACTTATCTCTGAATACACACGTCAACTTTCCTTAAAGATTCCTGAAACAAAGGATATCTTAGCTCAAGAAGCTCTCTTAGCAGAATGCCAAGTCTTCTATGCTCAACCAAAAGTCTTATTTGGTGGCAACAGCCCAAAAGACCCAGACCTTTATGTCGTAGACAGCACCAAACCAGCAGTCTCCCATATCAGCCGTCTCTCTCCAGAATGTAACCCAACAATTGACGAATTCCGTAAAATTGTTCTTTCTATGGAAGCGGCCAAAGTCCGTCCTTACAGTGGTGGTAACTTCTTAGGTTTAATCTCCAGTGCTGTTATGTTCGACTTAATCACAGACAGCAGAGTTAAAGAATACATGAAGTATGCTGGCACAGGCGAAGCTTATAAGAGTGATGTCGTTGTTGATTTATTCTCTCTTGCTTTCAAGAAAGCTAAAACAATCAAAACAGATAACACCTTCATTGATGGTGATGGCAATGTTTGCTACCTCTATCACAGTGCTTCTGCTGGTAAGAACTTCGTGTTCATTGGTAAAGACTATGCAAATTCCGATGCAGACACAGAAATCATCGTAGTGACATTATCTACAGGTGTGGCTGCCGATGCTGCTAAGAAATCCACCTTCACAGGTGCCAGTGCCTTACCAAATGACTTAGACATTCTCAACGTTCACCACTCCTATGTTATTGGTGAAGAATGTTTATTCAGAATCGGTGTTGAAGGCCACACAGCTCCTCAATTCATTAAGAAAGAATTAGGTTCTGCTGGTACCGAAGACCCATTAAACCAAAGACAATCTATTGGCTGGAAGATTGACAGCTTAGGTTATAAAGTTGTTAACCCAGACGCTATCGTTGACTATATGTCCATTCCTTCTCAATATCGTGTTAACGTTCATGCGAGACCAGATTTGAAGAACGAATTCACAGACTACTACTATGGTTATGAAGACGACAATGGTAACTATTACCATCCAGAACAAGTCGTCGAATTCGGTGGTGTCTACAAAGTCCGTGGTAGAGATATCATAGTCCATGCCATTAAGATGAAAGACCTCGTTAAACCAGTTAACGGTGGTCGTATCGATGCCAATGGTAAGAAGAACGTCGTCAAAGGCGATGCTCCAACAATGCAATTCGCATTAGCTTCCAACAAAGCTATCAGATTCCTTGCTAACCAAGTTGAAAAATATGCCACTGATGGTAAATTCTACATCAAAGGTTTAGCAGGTACTCCTGATGCAGAAGTTATTGCCATTGAACCAAACGGTGTTGTATTCACATCTACTGAAATTAAAGCTGATGGTACTGGTGAAGAATCCAGAACAGCCTTAGTTGAACACGGTGATGTCAATAAAACTGGTGACGGTAGAATTGACTAGTCACTAAAGAAAGGAATGAACTACAATGAACAACGAAATTTCAGAAAACAAAAAGGTTACTACTGAATCTGAGATAGGTAGTAATAGTGTAGGGCATTCCAAGATGCTAGGTGAATCAGGGGGAGGCCAAGAACCTTCTCCTGAGGAACTTAAACTAGCCTTGGTTGCCTCAACAAAAGCTATTGAACGTTTAGAAGCTGAACTTAAAGCTGCTAAAGAAAAACCTAACAATGATGACAGTATCAATAAACTAGCAGAGATCCTAGCTAATGTAGTCAAACCACAAAGTGGTCCTACAGAACCAGATAATCTTAACAAAGCTACTGACTTCAAAGAACGTGCCATTATTGATGGCAACAGTTTAATGGAAGCTCAGCAAACAATGATGATGTACAAGAATGAACCAAAGGAACCTATTTCCATCTCGAAAACGTTCCAATCACAATTTGGTCCAACCTTAGTCATCACAGTGAACGGTGTTCGTGTTGCTATCCCAGTTGATGGTAAAACATATTACATCAATAAAACTCATTGTTTGCATGCGAAGGAACGCATTGCCAAAGTAGACAGACTGCTTGCAGACGATGCTCCTCAAGTTATTGAAACAAACGCTTAAAGTTTGTCAAAACACCTTCTTTCTTAGGCAGGTACTAAAGAGTACCTGTCTTTTATTTACATTTAAGCTTACATTATGTAAAATATAATAAAGGAACTTAGCAGTATGAAATTAGATAAAGTATTAAATAACATAAATTTAGCATTAAACTATCCTTCTTTAACCTATGCAGATATTAGCCTATATTTTGATATGGCTATTGCGGAACTAAATACAACTTTACACACATCTATCCCAACAGTTTCGGATATGATAGATGCTTTTGAACAAAAATTGTCAAAAGAGAAAGAATCTAGAGTACGTATATACCCTTCTCCCGAAGATGTAGACTACATTATCCAATCATACAGCTCAACACAAGAAGCAGAATTGCATACATCTACCGCTTCTCCAAAAATTCCTTACTACTTTAACTGGGAAACCCGTAAATTCTATGTAATGAATTCTCTTAACAATACTTATACAGAAAGAAATACTTTAGAAGGTGTTTATATAAAAAATGTTTCAGAGTTTACATTTTACGACGCAGTAGTTATGGGAGACGAAGTTTTCTGGGCCCACACTTCTGAGGATCCAATATTGGAATGTGATTTTGCAGAGTATTTGCCTGATGAGTGGGTACTGTTATGGTTAATCCCATATGTCTGTTTTAAATACACAGTTAGAGATGGTGGTACCGCTGCTACATTTGCTGAAGAACTAACTCAAGGATTCCAACAACTTCAAGAAACATATAGTGTGCCTAGTACCGTATTACTCGCCACCTATGCAGATAAAGAAGCTTATAAAGATTTAGTCATAGAAAATTTACCAAACTTAAATAAGTGGGTACCTACTAAAGCTATTTTCCAAAATATGAAACATAGCCGTATTTCTAATGCCATATACAGTAACATGTATGATAGAGGTGGCTTCAATGATTAAACGTAGTGCAAGCAAAGCCAATATGAGCCTTGTTAATATGGCTCAAGAGGAATTATTAACTGTTTCAGGCGGAATTGTTACATCTACTCCTGTTACAAACGAAAAGACTGTTAAGTACAGTAATAATTTTGAGCTGGATAAAGATGGATCATATATTTTAAGAAAGCCTTTGGTTTTAAAAGAGACAATCCCAAATAAAGACACTTACTATTTATACGATAGAGAAACAAAAATTTCATTTGCTAATGGGCACATTAATATTACTGGTCCTGAAACTGTATATGTTAAATTAAAATTTTTTGACATAAATGAAAAAGAATTCTTAATAGATTATTTGAATAGTTACAATTTTATATCAGAATTAATTTCTGTGTATAATGCTTTAGATCACACTTTATTAAGCGTGAAAATCAATCATGAAACCTTTATTAATTCTGTAACAAAAGTACAAAATTCTTCTATAGTACCGATGGCATATCTTACTCAAAATATTAGTGGATATAATCCTAACTTATATAGATTTATTAAAATTTATAAAGACTATGAGATAGATGAGAACACTTGGATTATCGAAATCGTTCATCCAGAGTTTAACTCAATCACATCTTCCCTTGGTGAAGAAGGTGTTGATTTTAATATGCTTTTAGACAATCCTTATGCTATTAGAGATTTATACAATTATGGGTATGAAAGTGCGACAAAAATCTTAGCTTACAAACCAATAGGAGCATCTCCTACAGCAAATGAAATCTACCAAGAATATGTATTTAGATTAACAGAATCTAATCCTATAAATGGCGTTGGATTTAAAATTTTAGAAAACTGTAATTATGACGCTAATGAGGGTAATGTTGTCTTAAAAGCTTTCGTTACTGCTAAACAACGTTCTAATTCAGAAACTAACAACTATTATTGCTGCTGGGAACGTTCAGAAGACGGTATTGATTGGGAAGCTTGTCCAGAATTTTTAACAAGATTTAGTTCTTCTTACTATGTAGAAAAGAAAGTAGCAGACTTAGAATCTGTTGAATTTGAAAAACTATTAGTGTCTGAAAATTTAGAAAAAGCTATTTCATATCTAGTTACTAAAAAATTAGTTCCAGCAAATTTCTATAATCAAAACGTACCTATGGGAATGCGTCCTGATATTCTAGTAGTTGATTCCAATGCTCTTAAATATCACTATAGATTTTTAGTATATTTTTCAAGCAGCAAAGCTCCTGAAGATAAACGTGTTGATAAAATTACTACAAAAAACTATTTCACAACAGCAAATGTTGATGGTACAGATACAGAAATCCCATACTTAGATGCTGATGGAAAATACATTCAGTATAAAACAAACACTGGATATGGTGTTGATGATCCATCTAATTCCAACAGCCCAAGTAAGAGCCCAGAACTTGAAAATGGTTTAATTATCCTGTGTCCAGGTAAAAAAATTAATGATATTACCTATTCTGGGAATAGTTTAAGCATCATTCCAAATCAACATGAAAATGTACATTTAAAAAAGATTACAATAACCTTAGCGGATAAAGTAAGACAAGTCGATAATGACGGAAAACTTATAGACTATACACAAACAACCTCTGTTTTAGGATATTCTATTGGTTTTAAAAACGATTATGGTGTATACGGTGGGTTATTGGTAAGAGTTGCAGGTATTTGGACGTTATATTATAACAATATGTCTCCTGCATTTATAGAGTGGATGGATAGAGAAGGCCTTGCTGAAAATCCAGATTTTGATGGAGTATATCCAGATGACGACAACAGTTTTGTTAGACTGCATAATAGTGAATATGGTACAAATAATTGGCCAACACAAAGTGGTAACCAAATAAATTTTGGATACAAACAAGTAGCAGGATTCTTCTTTAAATACGATGGCGTTACTGACAATCCTTGTCATGTCGCAACAATAACAGGTTGGGAAGATAAACCAGACCCAGTTATTTCAATAGATAAATTTACCGAATTAAATATTCATTCGACAGTAAACGACTTAACAAACGTTAAAGAAGTTGCTGCTTCAAAACAATATGTAATAGATTTATCTACGTACAATGAAAGTAATATAAATATTTCAGAACTGGCTATTTTTTGTGCAACAACCTCACAGTATGTATCTGATGCAAATGAACATTTAACAAGAATTGAATCTATAAAAATAGAATATGATATTCCTTTAGTAAACGAAACTACTACAACAACATATCTATCGTCTAGTGCAGGTCCTTATAAAATCCCGTACAATAAAGAAACAACTGTTGTTGCCGATATCTATAAACAACGCCAAAATCTTTTCTATGGAGAAATGTATTTTGATAAAGGAGCTTATAAGTTCTTTGCTAAAGATAAAGTCTATTATACTGATCCTAATGCATTCATTATTAAAATGCTTAATGTACTAGACTTCTCTACAACAGTAACAAAAGTATTACAATATCGTGATTACTTAGTAGTATTTACATCTAAAGATATTAGTTTAGTACATGAAAATTCTGATGGCACATACTCGACTAAAATAATTTCTAATAGTGTTGGGCTACCAAAAGCTGATGCTAAAACCGTAGCTGTAATTCTTAATAGTATTTATTTTAAGTCTGAAACTAAAGTATATAAGTTAGTTCCTAATTTATACGCATCTACAGAAGACGTTATTGATATTAAATTAGTTAGCACATCTATAGATGATTTGTTTACACATGTTGTGAATAGAACATTTGAGACTTCTAACTTTGCGTATTCTGATATTGATACATATAGAATATTTATTCCAAATAGTAACTCTCTTACATACTGTTTTGTATATGATCTAGAAAGAAAAGCTTGGACATTATTAACATACCCAGTAGCCCTTTCTAGATTAGAAGTTAATACTATCGGTACTTCATACGTTGTTAAAGAAACTACATCAGAAAATTACACTGAGTGTGGCATCTATCATTTCAAAGATGACATTGAAACTCTACTCGAAGAAATAAGACTTCAAGATTTCTCTAGAATTGGAGCTAAGTCTGTAGACGGAGATGAGTATCTTGACATTAAAGTTAAATACATTGATGATTATGGAATTGATATTATTAGACCTGTAGTTTATGGCAATTCCACATATAGTTATATTGATGCAGATGCTGTTTATGCTAAGATTCCTTATGGAGATTACTTATTAAAGACACCTTTAATGTTGTATTCTGCTATTAATGATGAAGCGATTAACCTCATAAATAATGGTGATATAGATTTCGATGATTTTAACATTGCTCCTATGTCCTTTAATATTGATTTTGGACAGAAATCGTCAAATTATACTATGGATAAACAGTTTTTAGAAACAAAATTTATTTTTGCAACACTACATCCTAAAGACTTATTCCCAGTAACAGTAGATATTAGTACTGATGGTATACAAAAACCATTACACTGGGACTGCAATACTGACAGTGCTTTCTGGAAAGATAGCCTAAATTACATTGGCACTTTAAATACTTTCTTCCAAGAGGAGAGCTCTGATTATGATGGTATTCTAAGACAACTTATTATAAAATATTCTGGTAAAGGAAAGACTGTAAGACATACAATTTCTGGTATCTCTAGATACCGTTTCAAATTTATTTCTTTACTAAGTAGATTTAGAATATTACCTAAGAAACAATAGGAGGACATCTTATGCCTACAAGTAAATATGTACAATTACACCCAACAAATACAGAAGATAACGTGATCGATGAATCAGTTAACATTTATCCAATTATTGGTCCAGGAAGCTTTGAAGGATTTAAAGAAGCAGGAGAAACTTTTGAACCACAAGAAAAACTAATTAATGAAACTAACATCAAGTCAATTACTGTTGGTAGTACCACAACAAATTTATTAACAGGTGGTAATTTGAATTTAAATGGGGTGCTCCTTAACTTACTCTATCCAGTAGGAGCAATATACACATCAGTAACTGATCCAAACAATGGGGCTTGCCCAATTCAAGCAACTCTTGGTGGTACTTGGGAACGTATAAAAAATGTGTTCTTATTTGCAAAGGGTGACATAGACCTCTTAGGAGATACAGGTGGTAGTAAAGATGCAGTTGTTGTAGAACACAACCATGGTACTACTACAACTTCTGGCAGTCATGTACACTCTTTCACAACCGACTCAACTGAACTTACAGGACGTATTAAAATCAAAGGTAGCGATACAAATGGAGTTCTTGTCGTATCTGGAGCAAGTGGAATAATAAGCACTACAGACTTGGTAAATGATGACGATAGGTACAATTTAGTCATTAATGCTAGTGGGCATAAACAACACAGAGATATTAACATTAATGCTACGCATATACACACAGGAACTACTCAAGAAAGTGGTGAGCATAGACATAGTGTTAACAATACTGGTGTTTCTGGCATAGGTAAAAATATGCCACCTTATTTAGTAGTAATGGCTTGGAAACGAGTTTCTTAGAAAGGAGTTTTTTATGGCAGACGATACTCTTTTAACCACTTCAGAATTTGAACAACTTTTAGAAGAATTTCTAACTAAATATAAAAATAATTATTTTTCTAAAACTGCTTTAAACTCTTTACAGAAAACATTCCATACACATAACATTACAATTCAAGATTGGAATACGATGGTAGAATATCTTAATGCTAATGTTGAAGGTATCGAAAACGTATCTAGAATTCTTGAGCACATTGCTAAATATGCGATTAGAGATTCTAATTTAAGAGATTATTTAATAAATAATTATTTTACTAAAGAAGAAGTTATCAACTATGTAACTTTATCTAATTTAGGACAATCTCCTATTATTTCCGCAACAACTCCACAAGGAACTATTGTGCATCAACAAGAATGGTTTGATACTAGTGATAATTCTGACAATACTCCTGGGCCACTTCTTTTTGGGAACTCTAATAAAGCATCTACAGTCTTTTTTGAAGATGGCTCTGTTTTTTCAGCTCCAGCAAACGGAAATAACTTTAATAATAATAAAAACAATGATACACTATACTTTGGAAAATCCGAAAATGATTTAACATTCGGGAAAGAGGATAATTAAAATGGCACGAATCTTGGTAAACTACATTTATAACAAAACAACCGACGAGTTTGTAATTCAAAAAGATGCTAACTATGTTTTTGCAGACATGAAAGTAGCGGTCTTAGAAACAGAAGCTCCTATTAGAATTCCTTTAGTAGTTCCTATTAAAGGTATTTTAACAGTGGTAGACAGACAAAGTTATGAACAATACAACAAGAAGTATTATCTTAGCTCAGACAAAGATGGTAATGTTTTTGAAGACCCAAATGGTAATGAAATTTGGCTTCCTAAAAACACAGATATTTCTAAATTAAAAGTTGTTAATAACCAATTAGTTTTTGTTGAAAATGATGATAATGCCCCCAAAGAAAAACCTAAAAAGTCAAAGAAGGAGGGCATAGTAAATGGCAACAACTAAAAATGCTACTTATAAAGTATTTAACGGTACAGATTGGGACGTAATCTACTTTAAAACGAGTGCAGCTCAGGTAGGTGTTAGTTCTACTCGAAAATTTATTACAAGTTCAACCACAGTTAACGGTGTAAATTTTACATTAGACAATTCTGGTGATGGAGCATCTGTAACAATTACAGCTGACAACATTGGCTTAGGAGATAATGTTTCTGGAAACTCTTTTGCTAGTGGAGATACTCTTTTAGATGCGTTACTTGCAATTGATCAAGCTGCACAAGATGCTTATGACCATATTCCAAATGGAATTCTAACTACAAGCAATTATAGTGACACATTAGGAAGTGTGTATGTTCCTAGAACATTCACAGTTAATGATCACCAATTAAGTGAAAATGGTATTACTATTACGTCTTCTGACATCCCATATGCTGATAGTGGTTGGTCGGTAGAACAAGAACTTTATCGTATTGCTAATGGATTACATAAAGCATGGGTAATTTCTTACGCTCAAACAACTTCAGTATCTTCTTGTAAAAACGCTTTATTTAATAGTCAAGAAGCTACTATTACGTTACCACCGTACCAAGGTATCCTCCCAATAGGATATGAAGATGTAAGTGAAAATCTTATTACAGGAAATTATGGTCTTAAGGTAGGTGATAACATCTATGTTTTAGAACTTGATGTACCAGACCGTTGGGTTTCAAGCATTGACGCACAAGGTAATGCTACCCTTAGTATTTTAGAAACAACAAAAGTTGATTTAACTAACTATGCTACAAAAGCAACAACTCTTAATGGATATGGCATTACTGATGCTAATATCCAAAATGGTGTTATTACTTTAGGAAATAATTCTATTACTCCACAAGTTCAAGATACTTCCATTAACTTATATGATTCCCAATATCCTGACACCAACTATTACACTTCTAAAATTATTATGTGGCATCATACAGGAGACTCGGATGGTGCAACAACTAGTGTAGGCCATGTTTCTGTAGATGATAGTACTTCTTCATATAATTGTTTAGAAGTTACATCATCAAACAATGCGTCTAACATGGCTACAGGTGTAGCATTCTGGAACTATGCTATTGTAGCCCCAGCTTACAATAGAAATAGTGCTGGTGTCGACATATCATACAATGAGGCAAGAGTATTTAAACTTCCTCAAAAAAATGCAGGATCTTATACACTTGTTACAACAGATGATATGGTGGTAGTGCAAGTAGGGACATCATTCTCTGGAACTCCTGCTACAGGAAATATTTGGATTGATACTGCAGCCTAACAGGAGGTATCCTTATGGCAAAATTTAAATTTTATGACGGTACACAATGGGTAGAAGTACTTTCTACTACTGGTGGAACATTGACAGGCAATCTTACAATAGGTAATTCAAACAACGGTGCAAATTTAGTAATAGGGATTCAAGATGATAATTATGGTTTAATGCCTTATGCTCATAATTGGAATCAAATTGGTTCAAGTAATGTTTACTGGTATCGTTCTTATATTACAAGAGAAAGAACAACAACATTAGAAGTAAATAATACATCTTATAATTCATGGATGGATGGACAATATGGTATATTTGCATGTCCATCTGCAAGTGAAACGCATACTTTATGGTTAGGTGCCCCAACTAGAAACTTTGGTTTAACTTATCCAGGTGTTGATGGATATGTGTTTAGATACAGTGCATTTACTGATAGTAGCACAGGCAATACTAGATATATTGATTTACCAACTAAAGGTGGAACAATGGCTTTAACAAGTGATATCCCATCTTCGCTACCAGCAAATGGTGGAACTGCTACATACTCTCGTTACGTAATTGGTGACAATGATGCGGCTAATCCAGGAGGTGCTTTGCTACAATCTGGTACTGGAAGAGAGGATTCTTCTCCAGCTGGTGACACTTGGATTTATTATGATTCATTAGGTGGAACAGCAAGTCCTTGGGGTATTAGACATGACCAAGCTCCAAACACTATATCTTTCGTAGGTGCTGGTGTTGCTAATGCTGTCATCAATATGCAAACTGGTCAAATACAAGGCAAAATTCTTAAAGCTCAACAATACTATACTAACGATATTGGAACATCCTGGAACCCTACTACTACTATTGATGGTGCTAATGTAGTTATAGACACTAATGGGTATAGTGGTGGTTTGGAAGCTATTGGTGCTAATTCTTATATCCGTAAATATAACGGTGATACAAATTCAAGTTATTGGGGATTAGAGAACGATGACGGTGGCGATGTTATTATGTGCTACAGGTCAGGGTCTTCATACTATTCTTGGACACACCCAAGTTCTTCTGGTAGATTAGCTACTGTAAATGATATTCCATCTTCACTTCCTGCTAATGGTGGAACAGCAACTAATGTAACATCCACTTATGTTGGCACCAACGAAGATAGTGCTATGCCTGGAGCAAATAAAGCTGGCTTCTACTTAGGCACGTCAAGTTCAAATGGTGGAGATGGCTGCATTATTGGAATGAACTGGACAGACAACAATCTTTACGGAGCACAATTGTTTATTGACTGTGACCCAACTTACCATATTGCTTTAAGGCAAAGAAGCGGTAGCGGAACGTGGAATGCTTGGAAAGAAATTATTACTGAAAATAATATTGGCTCACAATCAGTTAACTATGCTAACAGTGCTGGTGCAGTTGATTGGTCAAATGTAACAAATAAAGCTAACGCTACACAATCTGCAGCTGGTTTGATGTCTGCTGCCGACAAGACTAATCTTGATGGAATTGTTGCTTCTTTAAGCGACGATGACTCAGATAATGTTGTTAATAGATTAAAAGATGTTTTATCTGTGTTTAATGATTATCCAGAAGGCACAACTGTTCTTTCTGCTTTAAACAGTAAATTAAGTTTAGATGGTGGAACAATGACTGGAATCATTTCTCGTGATGCTGGTGGTTCTTGGATTAATGCAAGAGACCATACATTAATTAAAACAACAAGAACTTCAAGTGAAGGTTCAGATTGGCACCCAGCAGTAGGTATAAAAACAACAAATGGTTTTTGGTCTTTCGGCTCTGTAGGTGGCGAAACATTATGTTTAAGTTATGACACTGACACAGACTATAGTAATGGAAATAACAACAGTGCTGTTATAAACTTTCCTACAGCAGGAAGAACAGGAACAATTGCTTTAACTACTGACATTCCATCTTCACTTCCTGCTAATGGAGGTAACTCAGATACTGTAGATTCACAGCATGCTGATAGATTTGGTTGGGTTTATAATTCATCAAGCTATGGTGATACTGGCTCAGTTAGTGTTAATGATATGGTAACGGATGGAAATTCAAATGCCACTTTTGCTATGATTAATTCAAGTACTGATAATCCTACTGGTAGCAATAGCTGGGTTCATGTTTGGTCTCAACAATGGACTAAAAATACTGCATCTTCTTGGGTATCTCAAATTGCTATTGGAACTGAGGCAGGAACTGGTATGTGGTATAGAACCAATGGTAGTTCTTCTATCGTTGGCAAAGCATGGACAAGATTAATTGATAGCAGTAATATTGGTTCTCAGTCAGTTAACTATGCTAGTTCAGCTGGTAATGCTGATACAGTGGATGGCGAACATGCAAGTGCTTTCGTTCATAAGTCTGGTGATACAATGACTGGTGCTTTAAATGTTTATTCTACTGGATACAATAGAGCAAATATCAATTTAATTAGTGTTGCTGACGTACCTAATGATTTATATTTTGGTTCAAATGGCAACTCACATTGGTCAATTTCTTCTAGAGATAGTAGTGCTGGTAATTTCATTGGATTGTACGATGTTGGTCTTAGTAATTGGGTTGCGGTAGTTAATTATTCAACTGGTGTAACTGATTTTAAATATAGACCAACTGTTAACGGAACAAACGTGGCATTAAGTGGTGAAGCACAGCCAGCCAATGGCGGAAACGCTGCAAGTGCTGATTATGCTACTAATTCTGGTTCGTTAGATGGTAATGGTCCTGCTTATTATCTTAATTATAATAATTTCACTAATACACCTAGCAGCTTACCAGCGAATGGTGGTAACTCTGATACAGTGGATGGTCTTTATGTTCATAGTGGTAGAAATAATGAAGCAAATAAGATTGTTAGAACAGATGGTAATGGTTATTTACAAACTGGTTATATAAACTCTGATAGTGGTGATGAAAACAATTCTTCTGCTCCTGCTAGAATTTGGGGTACTAATGGTAGTGACTCTTATTTAAGAACTTACAATAAAGATTATGTTCAAGTTGGATATGCCAATTCCTCAGGTTCTGCTGGGTATGTTTCTCAAGCAGCCGCATCCCCAGACGCATCAGTTCCAGGTACAGGTATAAAAGGATTTTACTCTTGGAACACAGGCAACACTGGTAATTCCACAGAGGGATATTCTGTTGGTTTAACAGTTGGGTCACACCCAGGAGACCAAAACTATGGTTTTCAAATTGCCCAAAATCTATGGGATGACAGGTTATATGTAAGAAGATATAACAGTGGGTATGGTTCTTGGTACGCAGTTGCATATACTAGTGACTTAAGTGATATGGCTACACAGACTTGGGTAAGCACCAATTATCAACCAAAAGGAAATTATTTAACATCTCACCAAGATATCAGTGGTAAGCTTGATAAGTCTGGCGGTGAAATGACTGGAAACCTCGCTTTAACTAATGCAGCATTGTTAGTACAAGAAGATTCTGTCGATTTTGTTGCATTTGAGAAAAGGTCAGCAGGTGGACTCTCAATTGTTATGGCAGACGGAGAAGGTGAGACTGGATACGTCTTAGAAAATGCTGATGACGGTAATACACATTATATTGCTACTAAAGATTGGGTTAGTAATCAAGGATATCTAACAGCACATCAAAGCTTAGCAGGGTGTGTTCCTTACTCTGGTGCCACACAGGATGTGAATATAGAAGGTCATGATTTCTGGGCTGATGACATTTATAGTCAAGGAGATATTGTGGCTACAAAAAAAGATATTCAAACAGCTTTAACTCCTGGTCTTGTTGGTACTGCAACTACAGCTTCTAATATTAATGGCTATAACGGTGCCTATTTTAACATAGGAACAACCAATAACGGTGGGCTTTATATTTTCACATATGGTAACTGCATGGTATTGCTTCCAGTATATGGACTTACTGTAGGATCCGAATATAAAGTCTCTGCTTGTCTTGTATCTGCTTCTGGTAGTTATGAAAATCGTGTTTTGACATATCGTGTTACGTCTTCTGGAAACCTTCAAATTTATCAAAAACAAAACTTCATACCTACTAACTATATGTCTTACTTATTCAAAGTTAAACTTTATTAATAAATATGAAACTTATCAAAAATTCATTAACGATAAAGATGCAGGTCCAGGTAAAGCGTTCAGATACTACGTCGCAATGAATTACAACGAGTTGTACTAATTCAGGGGTGCTGAAATCTCAGCACCTTTTTATATTGTTAATTTTTGGACAGTTATTGTATAATAAGTTAAAAGGAGACTATATATGAATAAAATTGAAAAAATACATCCAGTTACTCCTGAAGTTGTATCTAATAGAGTAGTTATTTCAAATAAAGTTTTTAAAGAAATTGTTACTACATTAAACAACGCCATTGATACGCTCAATATTTTAATCAGTAAATATAATGAAGACCACGAAAGTATTGAGAATTTACGTGGTCAAATTAAAGAGTTAGCTCAAGCTATGAATACGCTTATCTAGGAGGATTAATATGTTACGATTAGCATTACTCGCCACCTTAGCATCTACTGTTATCTCAACAGGACCTAAAGTACAATTCACCAACGACAGTGTCTATAAGAATGAAAATATTCTCTCATGTGAAGTTGTCGAAAATGTTTTAACTTCTGAGAAAACTGTAGAACATGTTGATGAAGTTACAGGAGAGGTCACTGAAGAAATCGTTCAAGAAGAACAACTTTCCAAATCTCTTGTGTTTAAAGAAAACCATTTACTTGGATACACTATCTACGATAACCCTGAAACAAGTTATATAGATGGTTTAAAATTTGATGATGAATGGGTTACAGATTGGGTCGTTGAAAACTTTGATGACTCTGTTGAACACTCTATTAAAGTTAAGACAGTTTACACCGATGACGTTTCTGGCATGTTGATGGCAGCTAAAGACGGTGATTGGTCAAAAGTTTTATCCAATCCATTAATCTTACTTCAAATTTTCTACTATATCTTAGCAGCGGTATCCCTCATCCTAGGTGGTTTTGGATTACTTAAATCTAGAAAACTTAAAGTAAAAACTGCTAACGAATTTGGGGCTACAATTGGTAATGAAGTATCAAATCAAGCTGGTCTTGCTAAAGATGCTATCGTAGAAGCAACCGTAGCATTAATAGCTCCTTTATTTACTCGCTTAAATGCTCAAAATTCAGACATTATTAAAGCAATTGTTTTATCTAAATCTTCAGATAATAAAGATGCCGTTGCTTTATTAGATTTATTAAAAAATACACAATCAGATGAAGACATCTCAGGTCTTATTGATCGCATTAAAGAAGAATCCCAAAATGCCTACACAGCAAAACTAGAAGCTCAAAAGAAAGCTAAAGAGATTGTGGAGGGTATTGTAAACGACGTTAAAGATGATGTGAGGTTCTAATTATGGCAGAAAATCTCATAGAAAATATTAAGTCAAATCCTAAAAAATATTTAAAGAGTTTAGCAATAAACATTGTTGTTATCCTAGTGTCTGTGGCTTACGTGTTCTATAACATGTTAAGACTAGACTTTCAAAACCTTAACCCAATCTTACTATTGGTACAAAGTATTGTTTCTATTATTTGCGGTGTAGTTATTAAGCAATCTTTAGGTGAAAATGGTTTTTCCAAAGGTTATAACAGTAACATATGGGAAAATGAAGAAAATCTATATGATAAAGCTTGTAATTCTGCTACTCAGTATATAGATAGAGTAGACAACTTCTATATCGTTGAAGAAATGGAAAGACGTAAAAAATACCGTAGAGAACACCTTCAAGCGGTTAGACTCAAGTATGAAATGTGGTTTGATATTGAAGGTAACTATATCGGTGAAAAAGAAAACTTTGATAAACTAACCCTTAGACAAAAACATATGGTTAATAAATGCATCAAAGTAAAAATTTACGTACTAAATCTCTTTAGCGAATATGGTACTAGTAGTGAACAAGACACACATAAAGAAATAACAGATAGAAGACAAAGAGCCTCTAACATTACTAAAAATACAGTGTCTGCTATCGTCATTGCTATGATAGGAGTTTACTTCATTCCTACGTTAACAATGTCTTGGGCATCATTAATTGCCTCAACAGTTCAAGTATTATTATGGGTCTTATTTGGAATTCTACAACTTTATAAGAACTACTTCTATGTTATCCAAGATAAAGTAGCATTACTTAGAAAAAAGAAAGAACTTATTAAAAAGTTCACAGCTGGATGTGAACAAGGATTGTATAATACAAATCCTTATGATGATCTTTACGAACAACATTCACATTCACAATTAACAAACTAGTTAGACATTATCTGTCAAATAATTTATACTAAGAAAGGAGATACTAACATGGCAGAAAATATAGATATTCAAAAAGAAGCTTATTCTGATGAGACTGAAGAATCAGTTGCTGCAAGAAAAGAGCTTTTAGTATTCTGGGCCAGAATGATTGGCTGGTTAGTTGCTGGTGTTGGGGCTCCAATTACTGTATTTTCACTTAAATTTGGGCTTTTTAATGAATATGGATATGAAGTTACTACTGATGAGCTTGGTAATGTTACAGGCTCTCACATTGCTCTTAATGGTTGGGGAATTATTTCTGTTTGTTTAATTGGGTTTGCTGCTATCAGTATTCTCAGTGAAATTATAGACGCTTATTCACACAAATATTCCTTTACTAAACAATGCTTAGTAGGACTTAAAAATAAAATTCTTCCTATTGCTATTGCATTAGGAATTTGTTTTTACTTAAAAGGTACTATAGAACAAATAATCTTCTGTTTAGAAATCATAGGCTTATCTCAAATTGCAGCCATACCTTTAAATCCAATGCCTAAATGGAAATCTGAAAAGAAAGGTGAAGAAGATTATTCTGATATCATCACAGGTTTAAGAACCTTCTTAAGACGTAAAAATAAGGAGGGTAAATAATGGGAACTCTTGCAGCAATTTTATTACTACTAGCTGGTGCAGTCGGTGTTGCGGGTGGTGTCACTCACGGCTATACACAAAATCAAGTAAATGAAAACAATAAAAATCTTAAAAAAGAATTACGTGAACAATTCCCAAATTTAACAGAATATGAAATAGACGCTCTTATTGGGCAATATGGAGATTCATACAATGATTTGGGTCGTTGGTTTACGACAGACGCTTCTGAAAAAGAAGCTTTATGGAACTCTCTTTCAAAACTAGATTCCGCTAAAGAAGAATTAGGGGCTCGTCCAGAAGACCTTACTTTAGAACAACTTAATGAAATTGAGAATCAAGCATCAGGTGAAATCGATGCTGAAAATAGACAATTACTTGATTTATACAACCAAGTAAATAATCAATCAACTGATTTGCTAAACCAGCAAATGTTAGAAAACCAACAAGCTTTCACTGATTATAGAAATCAAATACTTACTAATAATGCCATGCAACAACAAGCTATTGCAGGTTCAACACGTTATGAACTACAACGTTCTCAACGTAATGCAATTATTCGTGGTGCCAGTGCTGCCCAACGTTTAGTTGCTAACATTAATACACAACTTGGAATGCAGGCTAAGGCTGCTCAACAATCCTTAGATACATCAAATGCTCTTGCACAACAATTATTAGCTCACAGACAAGCTCAAGCAGGATTACGTTCTGATTATATAAATAATATGAATCAAAATGCTATGAACCGTGCTAATACGTTAAGAGGTTCTACTGAACGGAAAGCTAATTATGCACAAAGCAGATTAGACAATGCTTTAAATAAAAATCAATATGCACAAGATGCTTGGAACAATCGTGTAGCTGATTACTTCTCAGGCGACTCTGTAGGTGAAGGCATTTACAGAAGACAATATGGTTCTAATACCAATAGAAATAATAATAATGGTGGATACTAATAGGAGGAAATAACCATGGCAAGAAAAATCTATAATACAACCACAATTCCTGGGTATGACCCAAGAGTTGGGTATCAGCCTGAAAGTTACGTTTCTTTAGGAGGTCCTTCAGCAGCTGTAAATCCAGGCATGTTTTCTGGGATTAGAAGTTGGTTTAGGAAACGTTTTAATCCAATAGGAAGCAATAAACCTTTATTTAAAGGAGATGTTAACTTACCAAGCTTTAAAGGTATTAGAGAACAATCTCTCTTTGAAGGTGGCCCAAGTGTCGGTGGTTTAGCAAGAACTGGTATGGGACTTTATCAAGGAGGTAAAGCCCTTAAAGGTATTTATGAAAATGCCAATGCTGAAAGTTCTCTAACGTCTTTAAAAAATGATATTAACACAGCCATTGCTTCTAATCCAATGTATGATATGTATATGGATGCGGCTGATGAAAAAACATTACGTCAAATGCAAAATGGTAACCTAACAGATTCTTGGGGCGGTGCTGCAGAAGGAACTATTAAAGGAATTCCTCAAGCATTACTTGCTGCATTAATTGGTGGTGTTGCTGGTGGTCCTTGGGGTGCTGCGATTAACGGCATCGGTAGCTTAGGCAATTCAGCAATTTCTGGTTATGGAAATAAGATTGAAGAAACCTCTGGTAAACTTCAAGGTTTATACGACAGACTTAGACAAGCTAATTCTGATTACAAAGCCATGAAACGTCCTACAGGTTTAGGTAGAGCTGGTTTACAAACTCAATACTTTAACCAAATGTACTAGGAGGATTAAATTATGGCTGCTAAAAAATTTCAAAGCAATCTCCTTATGAACTTAGCACAATCTTTATTAGGTGCTCAAGGTAATTCTATGGAGCAAGCTGCTCGTAAATATGGCATTAACCCTATTTATAATGATGACAAATCTGCTACAGTTGGATATGACTGGGGTGATATTGTTCCAACAGATGCCCAAATGAAAGGCATTGAAGATTTAGAAGCAAATATTGCAAATACTCAAGACCTTTCTCAAGGGGTATCGTTACCTCAATTAGGTTCCTTAGCATTAGGTGCTGCAAAAGAACACCCATTTAAAACAGCAGGCCTCGTCGGCTTAGGTGCTGGTAATGTCGGTGGTTTAACTGACAACAATAAATTCGGTGGACAGCTAGGTGGTTTAGCCTTAGGCGGATTAGGTTCCTATCTAATGGGAGCCAATCCATACACTGCTGCAATGATGACAATGGGTGGTGGTGAGCTCGGTGCACTTTTTGACAAACTACGTGCAAAACGTGAACAACCACAACAGCCTTTATATGGAGGTAGATAAGTATGAATATCAATCCACAAGCCTTAATGTTATTATTTAAAGCTTTACAGTCTGCTCCAACAGTTGTAAAAGGGTTACAAAACTCAATAAATCATGCAGAAGCTAATCCAAACAATAGCTTTTCTCAAAATATTGCACAAAATGCAATAGCTGCTACACAAGAAGCCTTAAATCGTGGATACGATGTTGGACTTTTAGAAGATTCTGCCCAACGTGGTATAGATAACTTGCCTATGGGTATTATGCCTGACCCTATTGTAGGCGGAGGCTTTGGGGCTGTTGTTGATAATGATAATAATCCTGTATACTCTACTGTAGGAACTGGGCATGTATTTCCATTTGGTGGAGGCGATGAATTTTCACCAGAAGATGATATTGTTAAAAAACTTCTATACGCTAAATTAACTGGTGGTGAAAATGAGGGATGGTATCATGGCAATTAACCCAATGTTATTAATGCAAGCATTACGAATGGCTCCGCAACTTATGGAAGCCTTAAAAGGAACTTTAGGTAACTATTCTCCTAATTCTAATGGTACAGACACTTCTATTGAAGAAGCTATCGATAGAAACTATGACCCTGGAATTTTAGAAGACAAGTTCACCTATAAAACGTATTTACAAGATTACCCAGATGATGTTGCGTTACGACAACTAAATGATGAATATAGTAAATACCTAAATAATTCTGATTTTGCAAGTACTGCACAAGGTTTTCCATCAGATTTTGCAGATAAATCTGACCTAATCAATTTAGCCAATCGTATGCTAAAAAATCCTAATATTGTTGACACCCCTGCTCTAACATCTGCTGCTACAATGTACAATAGTGGTTTATTCTCAGAACCACATCCAACTGGTGACCCAACGTATGCCAGTCACTTAGGTGAACTTCTTCATGACACAGACGGTAGCCAAGATGAAGATGCTCGTAAGGCTTACCTAGAATGGTTTAGAACCCACGGATTTAAATAGACCTAGTAATAGGTCTTTTTCTTTTATCAACTGTATTGTATAATATCAATATGGCAATCGGTAAATTTTTAGCTCCGTTAAATGGACGTACATACATTCAACAAGAAAGACCTTATGTGGATGATATTTTTGATCCACTTTTTAATGCTGAAGTAAGAAATTATTATAATAACTTATATGGGACGTTAGGTGGTATTGGTGCAGGATATGCATCAATGCTAGAAAATGCCCTTACAGGACGAAAAGGTATCTTAGGCCCTGGCATGGGAATTCTTTCTACATTTGGCCGTTCAATGGATAAAGCTGATGATTTTATTCTTGGTGGTTTGACAGAAGGTGTCAACGCTTTAGGACAACTAACAGGCGGAACAAACCAAGCCCCAGTAAATCCTATTGAAAATATATTTGTCAATGACTACGATTACCAAGGAACTAAATTAATGGCTGCTGCAGGCAATGCCATGGCAAGACTTGCAGGAACTCAAACTCCTTTAACAGAAGCAGATTTCCAAACAATGGGTGATAAAATTGCTGGAACTACTTTAGACCTCGCCACCGACCCTGGAATTATGGGTGGGCAATTGGCAAGGCTAAATAAAGGGACACCTGTTGGCAAAGCAGGACAAATTTTATCTGACTATGATGATTTAGTTGCTAATGTTGCTGGTAATATAGCATTCCCAGGTGGGAAAGCTATGGTAGGCAAAAGTTTATCTAGAATTCGTGACTTTTTAAGTGGAGCAAACTCTGCTTCACCAATTGATTATGTTACATCAGGTAACGCTGCTTGGATGACACGTGAACAAGCAGAACAAGAACTTTCTGATATTTTAGAAAAAGGATATACTACTAGCCAAGGTACTTTTAACAAAGCGACAAAAGGAACTAAATATCAGCTTCAATTAAGGGACATGGCCGAAGATTATGCTAAAGCAGCTAATCTTACACCTTTAGACCCTGAATATGCTATTTTAGAAGATATTAGAACTCAAGCTCCTAAATATACAGATGTTGCTAGAATACCAGATTCAGACGATTATGCAACGCCTTCAGACATTTTTGTGTTTAAACAATCACAAAAACATAACGAATATTTAAAAGCGGCCAAAGCTCAACGAGAATCTTTAGAAAAAGGAATTGAAGAAGCTCATGAAAAGTTTATTAATGACGTTAACACAGATGTTAATAACTTTATCACTAAAGAATCTAAATACATAAAAGATGCTCCAGCTACTTCTGAAGAATATACTTTAGGAACTATGGAGTCTAAGTATTACGACACCGAAGATACTGAGCTTCAAAATAGTTTAAATGATATTGAACAAAGAATACAAACCCTTTCTACTAAAGAAAATCTTTCAGAATCTGATGTCCAAGAACTAAATGATTTATATAATCGACAAAATATTATAAAACAAGATTTTGAAGAACTTAAAGATGCTTCAAAAATAATTAATCCAAAACATCAAAAGCATTGGATAGTCTCCCACAAAGAATCTAACCGTATTGCGGCTCCATTAAAACTTAGATATTTACAAAATTATGTACGAGAATTGAAATCTTTTGATGAAAACATTTTTAACTTAGACTATATTCAAAAAAGATTTCCAGATATGTATATAGATATATCACCTTTAAGAAGACTTCTTAAAGACGATGTTAATGGAATATACTACAAAAATTCATTAACCAGGCAAAGTTCAAAAGTCTATGACGAGTTAATGGAAGATTTACATGATAAATTTATTCCAGATATTCTAAACAATGCAGATAAATTAAACACTACTGAAACAGGAAAACGTTTAGTGAATTTTGCTAATGATTTAGACAATACCTTATTTAAGGTAAACACTCCTGCACCAGACACTTTTGCAGAACGCCTAGAGCATCCAATGTTAGTAGACTTTTATGAAAAGACTCCTATTTCTGAAGTATACTCTCCTTTACTACAAGGACTTACTAGCGTTACTAAAGATAGCGATATTGATACTCTTGACGAATTCATACGTTTGAAAAAAGAATACCCAAACTTAACATTGTTCTTAAATGAAGAAGGCGGAGCATATTACAAAGCATCTAAAACTATATTAAAAGGACAAGATTATTTAAATTACCTACAATTAAAATATCCAGAAAAGAATATCCTAGAACTTGAAGAAATAGCTAAAAAGACTAAACAAGTTGAAATTCCGCTCGACCATGTGATTACTAATATGAAAGAGCTTTATGATTATATGCCAAAAGAAACATATAAACCTTTAGCATTGCCTAAAACAGCAAATGATATCTATAGAGGCATAGCTGAAGCAGTTAAAGACCCTACAGATGCATATACCAAATGGTTACCTGCAGACCAAGTCTCTGAATTTACAACAGGTGTTTCTAAACTACCACCTAGTGAGTTTGGTAAAGTTGTGACAAAAATCACACCTGTACAAGAAATAAAAGCCCTTGATGTTTTAGATAATACGTTTAAACAATTCAAAGAAGACTGGAGCATCACAGATGACCCAGATAATTTGGATTGGTACATCCGTAAATACGGTACCCGTAAAGAAATGACCTTATTCCAACAATGGAGAGCTGCTGTAGATTCAAAGATTTTAAATAAACTCAAAGCACGTCACGGAGCTTTAGAGACAGATTTTGTTAAACGTACAAAAGTAGCAATAGACAACATTATTAAAAGTGGTAAATACGACTCTAAAAAACTTAGAGAATACTTTTCACGCAGAGACATTGCTTCAGGCATTAATATTTCAGGGGACAATTTCCTAGAAAGTTTGTGGGCCTCTAGAGGATTTAAAGAAATACCATTTGATACAAAACTAATCTCAAAAGACAGAATTGATGAAGTTGCGAAAACTCTTAAATCTAATGTAGATAAAGTAAATGCTAACGGCAACATCCTTAAATTTGTGGATGTAGAACAAGATGGTGTTAGACGTTTAGCAGTATATTTTAATGTTGATAATCTTAATACTAAAAAAGACATCAACAAAATCTATGGATTATTTGGTAAAAAGAATCTTGGTTTAGAAGACGTGGCATTCAAATATAATGTTAACACAAAAGCAGCTTTTGATACCGCAGACTTAGATGCTACATTTGACGAAATGCGTCAAGCCTCTGAAGTTCTCGCCACCAAACTTGGTGCTACTAAATTCGATCCAAATTATTTTGCCCACACTATCGAAGATACTCAAGAAGCAAGAGATATCTTTGGTAAAATCTATAAAGACCTTGGTATTAATAAAGACAAACTTGATAAAATTTGTGATGCCTTACAAAAGCAAGATATCGCATCAGGTAAACTACAATTTGGTGCCATTCCACTAGAAAGAAGCCATCTAGGATATTTCTCTCAATACGGGAATGGGTTTACAACTGATTTAGCAAAGATACACTCTCAAACATTCACAAGCGGTATGCTTTCTGACACTAATGCACAGACTTTCTTTGACCTGTTTTTAACTGACAACTTTAAAATACAAAATAACTTTGATAGTGTAGACACTCTTAAAAAAGCATTGTTCTTAAAAGACAAAAATGGAAAACTTTCAGGTAACTTAAACAACCTATCTCTAGTAAAACCACGTTACAATGAATCAGGAAAACTTATAGGCTTTACCAGATTTGATAAGTTTAGTGACATAGACTTACAGAAAGCATATAACGATGCAGAAACTATTTTAGTACCTGATTCTGTAATAGGGTCTTTAGACAGACTTTGTAAAAAAGATGCTCGTATGAGCAACAAAGTCTATGCCTTCATTAATAAGTACCTTACGGTTCCATTTAAATTCGGAACCTTAGCAAATCCTGGGTTCTTAGCAGGTAACATTCAAGATGCTTATTTTAAACAAGCTGTAGAGCTCTCTAAAAAATATGGAACTTCATTAGAAGATGAATTAACAAATGTGGCAATGTCTATGCGACATGTCACTATGTTAAACAACAACTTTGACGAGATCTTTGAAGGATACAAATCCTGGATTAGAAGTACTGATTTAGGCAAAATTACAGACAACACTAAACCTGTTGGATGGTACGAAAGAGTATTCAGAAAGTCTAAAGCTTCTATAGAAACTTTAACCATTGACCAGGTTATGGCCGATGAAAACTTATACAATGCTTTTAAAAACTATGTAGATGCACAAGTTCCTGTAGAACAACGTAAATTAGCTAACCTATACATCTTCTTAAACAGTAACCAAACTACAACAATGTTTAAGAATAACAATAAAGACTTAGAAGATTTAACTGACCTTGTTACAGATAACCAATACGCAGTACCCAATAATGTTCTTGAACGTATTATGTATGGTGATCCGTCAAAAACAAAAATTATTAAAACAAGTGATGGTAAGTTTAAACAAATTCAAGACACAGGATTTAAATCTTGGGGACTGTTCTTAAATAATCCATTAAGTAATAAGATTCTTAAATCATCTAACAATATTGAAAACTGGATGCGTTCTTCAACTATTCTTAACGACTTACAACATCAAGGATATACTATGGAAGACATTTGTGACATCCTTGAATTAGATAAGGTTGCAGAAGCTGCCACACGAAACAAATTCAAAATGGCAATGAACGAAGCTATAAATACAATGTATGCAGCTAACTTTGATTATGATAATGTTGGTAATTTTATGAATAAAATGTCATACATTCTTCCATTCCCGACATTCTATCTTAAGAACTTAGCCTTCTGGGCCGATATATTCGTCAATAAACCTCAACTTATTGATAACGTTATTAGCACACATGAAGGGTTATGGTCAGGTAAAGACACTTCTAAAGACGAATTCACTGCTGAAGCTAAAGGCCGTGGGGCGGTACCAATAGGACAAGGTAATAAACATTTGACAGGCATTGTCAAACAAACTCCTTACAACAGTATGTTCGGAGCTTTCAATGCCGTTAATAATCTTAAAGAAGACATGGCTTTCCGTGTTAATCCAATCGCACGCCCAATCACTCGCCACCTTCAAAATCCTGAAGACGTTAAATATCGTCCTTATAACACACAACAATTCCAGAAAAATATTAAAATGGGTGATAAAGAATTTTCCAATCTTTCATACATGTTCCATCAATTGAATCCGTATGAAAGATTTATAAACACAAGCTTAAGGACACCAGGTAAGATTTCAAATAACAGCTATCAACTTTCAGACTTCTTGCCTAGTGTATTCCAGCCAGACTTTAGCAAGAAGTCTCGCTGACACAAAAAAAAGAGCAGGCTTTTACACCTGCTCTTTTATTACAGCTTTTGAACTTTTTCTCCCAGCCATGAAACGTGTTTATCTGGGACCTTTCCTAGGTCATGGCCATTTGTATCCTTGTTGCATTTTTCAAGGTTTAGTCTACATCTAACGGTCATCTCTATACAATCCTCGTGCACAGGATTATTGTATAGTAGCTTTGCTGTAATATTATTTTACTTCTTTTCTTCTACTTTGTACATATTTAATATGTCCATAGTAACTGGTTTTAATTCAGAGAATCCAAAGAAACCTGTTTTAGTTCCTTTTTCTTTTAAATTAGGATCTACTATGAGGTCATCATACTGAAATTTATTAAGTATATCAGTATCTGCAAGACCACAGACATAGACTATAGCATTCGCTGTAGGATGACAAATACATATAATTTGAGGATATGTATTTGTTTTTGGAATTGCTGGAAAATTACCATAGTCCACAGTCTTTACACCTACGTTATACCCTGGAATGTCGGGGGTGTTGAAATCAACAGATACCCCGACATCAGGATTGATTATTGGAATACCGAGTAATTTACCTACGGCTGCTTCTCCTTTAAGTCCATTTACATAGCGTTTAACCAAAGACGCTCCATCTTTACGATATGAGGTTTCATTCATTTTAGCTTGTACAATAGCCGTAGCGGTATTCAAAATATACTGTAATTCTAACGGATTTAAGATTACTTTAACAAACTTACTGGCACAATTAGAAACACGTTGTTGATATAAATCTTTAATATCTAACATATTACTTAATAGTGATTCTTGGTGATTCACTATCCTCACAATATTGTTCATACATGTCAGGATTGTCTTCTTTAAATTTAGTTGCATTAAACCTATGAGAAGATACTACAGACGTTTTAACTTTATGAGCAGAATTGTCTGGACAGAATCCTTTAATATCTAAATCTAAAATAAGGTCTTTTAATTGTGCTTGTGTTTCTTCAGCTTTTTTAATTTTGAGAATGTTAGACATGTATATTTCTATATACTTTGTCATTTCAGCATTAGGTGTCTTTGTAACTGGAGCTTCTTTAATTGCCTTAGTAACTTCTTCTTTATCTACATCATAGCTTAGCTTAGGAGGCATTTTCATAAGCATTTGATATTGATAGAAGTCACGGCCTGCAGTGATCATTTCGAGAATAAACATTTCATCTCTAGGAATGATAAAATAATTCATTTCCCAATTCTTATCAAATAAAGCACATACCACAGCACTCTTAGCACCTGTGACAAGCATATACTCTTGTACTTGAGCATAGTAACTTGCTGGGATACCATTATATTCTGGTTTATTCCAATTAACTTCTGCCCATTCACTTACCCATTTAATCTCAACAATGATGTTATCTTGATACTCTTGAGAACTGTTGTATGCAATACCATCTACATTAGCTCTAAAAAATGGGTAATCTGAATTAACAATCATAAAATCAGGTTTTCCAACTTCATAACCTAACTTTTTAAAATAAGGTTTGACATAATTTGTCAAAATTAAAGGTTCTAAGTCTTTACCTTTTTTAACGAAGATATTGTCAGATAAATCTTCTTTTATGCCTTCAACTTTTTGTTTATATACTTTTAAAGGTGAGCTGTGTGGATTAAGTCCCATAATGGCACCAATATCACTACCTCCAATACCTTTTCTTCGTATCTCTAACCAATCTTCTTCGTTATCAAAAACTAAAACAGACAATTTGTCGTTATTTTGAAGATTATATTCTTCTAGTAATTTCTTATCTTCCATATTTTGCTCCATGAGATTTTTTCTCATCTTGTTTTCTTTTCTTTTTAGCAGTCTTTCTATTTGCCATAATATCTCCTTATTTTGACTTATATTTAGTAAAATATAATAGATGTTTCAAAGCATCTCTAATATGGTCGTTTACTTGTTTCCCATTAAGGTAGAAACGGCCATTTGTACGTTTTTCAAAACCTGGAATATATTTTGGTAAATCATCGTCTTTAAAACGTGATTTTGCTTGTGTAGGAGTCTGTAATGAATAACGAACTCCCCATTCTTCTAGAGTAAATTCCAAGGCTCCAATGAATTGAATTGTTTCTGGCATTTTGCCCATCAAGAATCCTTGAGTTCTGATCATAAAACTTTCAATAATGACTTGTATATCACTAACGTCATAAATATAATCTTCAATAGTTTCCATGATAGCATACCAATAATCATGTCTAGTTGAGAATTCTTTAGCTGCAATGCTTTTATATTTTAAAGTATTCCAATCATTGTCTTCAATGACAGCAATGCCTGTATGTCCTTTACCTTCATTAAAACTACCTGATGGGTCTACAAATACGTATTTCATAACATTAACCACCTTTTTAAATTTGTTTTTGTGACTTTAATAAAGCCTTTGACTAATTTAGAGGTATCTGGATGTTCTTCTAAAATTTTACTACATTCAAATACTCTAAATTTAGATACCCAAGTAGCTTCGCCTAAGACAACTCCTGCTTTAATTATTTTTGTAGAATTAAAAGCTTCTGTTTCTATGATGTCTTCATCAGCGATATTATAAGCATCAAACTTTGTAGTTAAGGGTATAACTAACATTTTTTCTTGTGAAGGTACAGAGTCTCTAAGACATATTGCTAAATGTCTTCCTGAGAATTCTGTACCTGGATTCATTCCAAAGTCTACTTCATAAATTTCACCTATTCTAGTAATAAAATGTGGTGATGTAGGGGAATTCCAATAGATTTTTAAACGTCTAAGCCAGGCTTCACGAGAGTTTTGTTTGTCTTTATAAGACATTATTCATCACCTCTCTTTTCTGCCCAATTAGTTGTACTAATAGAAATCTCAGCTACTAATGGGACGAATGTCTTCACAGTAGTTTCCATGATCTTTTTTATTTTATAAATAACATCATGTTCTCCATTAGCTACACAAATGCATAGTTCATCATGGATACACCCTTGCAGTCTAGTTTTAAAACCATTTTTTCTTAAAAAAGTGTCTACTCTAATAATGACTAATTTTATAATATCCGCAGCTGACCCTTGTATTAAATAGTTATTTAATTTATAAATGTCTCTAGGGTTATCTAAGTAATACCTACGTCCTAATAAATTAGTAACGTAACCATTATTCTTTACCCAATTATGGGCTACCCAGTTACTATAAGTTTTAACATCTTTAAATTTTGATTTAAAACCATTATAAAGTTTAGCAACTATTTCAGGGTCACAGTCAGCTAGAATTTCTTGAATTTTCTTTAAACTAGATCCATAAATTAAAGCAAAGTTAACTCGCTTACCAATGCTTCGCATTTTCTTAAATTCTGCACTGTGCACATCTAGTTCAGGAAAGGCTTCTTTAGTAGATTGTGTATGTAAATCTACACCTGCCCAATCTTCCAAATCATCATCGTGCACCCAAACATCTTTTAATTTATGACATTTGAATGGCATGTATGCCCTAAGCATATTAACGTCACCTTCACCTTTAGTAGCATAATAGGTATATTCAGCTTGTAGACGAAGTTCTACTTGTGAATAATCTATAAAAGCCATTTCAGGATAATCAGGATCAGTAATAAACATTTTTCTAGGATGGAACAATTCAAAATCTCCTAAATGTGATAATATTGGATTCTTTGGAAATTGTTGAAAGTTTGACGTAAAACGTCCAGAAATTGCACCATTTGGGTTATACTGTGTGTAAACTTTAGTATCTTTAGTAGCGTTAAGTTTATTTAACATAGAATTTACATATGTAGACATCCACTTATATAAAGTTCTTAAATAAATTACGTTATTAAGATATTCTTTAACAACATCAGGCATTTTAGCATCTGTTGCTATTAAAATAGACATCTGATTTTTATCTGTACTAGTAAGTTCGTAACCGAACTTTTTAAGTAACATGTCTTTAATTGCTTGATGTTGGTTTGGCGAAATATTTTCACCACATAAACGTTCATTAGCCTCTTTAACTGTATTAATTTCAAAGATTAATGCTTGTTTACATTTAATAAGATATTTTTTATCTACAGTATACCCTGTTCGTTCCATACGAACTAATGGCATGATTAATTGCTGTTCTCTTTTTAAGATAGGTACTTGTTTTTTAGACATCACAATAGGTAATAAAACTTTTGTAAGTTCTAAAACTAATATGACATCAATTGCACCATATTGATGCATTAAATTTTTATCTATATCTGCATATGTTATACGACTAGATAAACTCCAAGAACTCCATATTTTTTGAACATCATCTGGGAATTCTTCTAAAGAACTTGTAACATCTTTTAAGACTTCATTAATCATGCGTCTATTAATACCATATGGTTTTAAACGAAGCTCTAAATCTTTTAATTTAGTATGCCAAATATTTCTTAAAGCTTCATCAATTTGATGCCCAGCTTCAGCATATTGCGAGCCTAACATACGTCTAGCAAGAGGTTTTAATGCTAAAGGCATACCACCTTCACGCTCTGACTTACTTTCTAAAGCCAATCTACTGATAGCCATTAAATCACAACAGTTAGAGGTATGCCAAACATATCCGATATTCCATAGCATATTAATATCAAATTTAATATTTTGTGCTAAAGCTAGTTTACTTTTTAAAACTAAGGCATTAAAACAATTGAATATTGATACTGCATCATCAAAATCTCTAAAATCAATGAGATAAACTTGATAATTGTAACCAAACTGTAATAAAAATGGTAAGTCATGCTTAATATTAATGGTATCAGAATCTCTATTCGCCATATCTATTCTAGAATTTGTTTCAGTATCAAATCCAAAGAAATCAATGGAATCGGGTGAGGTTTTAATAACATCCTCACAATCCCTTTGAGATTCAATTAAATACACATCATATCCTAAAAGCTTACCTAAAGATTTCATACAGTAGTTCCTTCTGATGCTAAAGCTTCTTTAGCCTTTTTAATACCTATGATTAATTTTGGATTACAATAAATTTTATCTCTTGTTAAAGTTATTAAATGGTTCTTTGATAACTCTTGCATAACACCATTAAATATAGTTTGATCCACACCTGAAATGGTGTACAAAGTATTTTTAGCAATATTGTTATTATTTTCAAGATATTCCATTAATGCAGGGAATCTCTTGATTTTTTCTTTAATAAAGTTAATATCTGCTAATTTACATGTTAAAGTTTTACGTTCTTCGTCAACAAATTCTTTAAGTTTAAAGATACTGTTGTCGTAAATACTTCTTAATAAAGCTACCGCAATCTTAACATGATTTTCTTTAACAACAATTTGGGTATAGTCTAAATTGGTAGATACCATATATCCTGCAATGGCAATAGATAATCTAGCTAATTTCTTCCAGGTTTCTGTAGAAAAGATTTTAACACTACATAAGAATTCATCATTGAGTTTCTTCGCTTCATCAACAATAAATCTTGTGATAGTATCTGTTAAAATAATTTGACTTGGGTCTCTACTCCAAACCCAACGAATTCTTGTTTGTAAATCTTCGATAGAAAAACCTGGTTTTGGTGCCCATAATGGGTCAATTTCATTTGGTCCTTCACCTAACACGTAGATGAAATCAAATCTAGCAATATCTTCTACTGCTGGAATAAGTGGCTTAACAATCTCAATTCCATTTGGATAGGCCATAATAGGTCTAACAATACCTTCTTCTGTAGTTTTAGGATTTGTTAAGAATAGAATACGTACACTAGCTGGTAATGTTAAATCACCTGTACTTCTATTAATTCTGACTAATCCTGAAGAACGTACATCAGTAAGTTCTGGAATTAAAGTATATTTAGCCTTAGCCAATTCTTCAAAAATAATTGCTTTATTATGTTGTCGTGGAATTAATCCTGGACGAATTTGACTTGTCCCACTACCTGCTTTAACTGAACCACCAATTAAACCTGCTGGTGTTGCGGCACTACCTGCAAGAGATGCAATAGCACCTAAACCATAGATTTTTGAAAGTTCTTGAGCTGTAGTTGACTTACCAACTCTAGATTCTGTAATAATTAATCCATCTAAATAGCCTTTAATATCTTTGAAGAAACCAAAGTTAAATGCTTTTGGTGTATGATACCAAAGATCAATAAATTCAAGTAATCTTGTATCAACATTGAATTTAATATAATACTTTTGTTTTTCTGCTAATTCTTTAAAAGGCAATCCTTGGAAATGCTTTAAACGTTCAATATTTGCAGGAGTTACTTCAAAAGATGTGACGACATCGCTACTTTCTTTAACTTCTAAGACAATTAAAACTTGTTGTTGTCCTTTATATGGATGTGGAACAACCTTGTAAATAATTTGATAATTTTTACCTGCTTCAAGTTTAATATCTGTATAACAAATAAATTCTGTACGTTTAATATCTTTAACTAATACGGATTCTGTACAGTCGGCTACCGCTGCTTTAAAGATAGTCTTAGGATTTGATAATGTAACTTTAACATTTTCTTCTAATCCCCAACCTAAAAGTTGTTTCATATTATCTTTAATCTGCGGTTCTTTTAAATTATTATCAGTTAAAACTAAGATGTCTTCAAAATTATGCTTATTAAGTGACCAGTATTCTGTGTCACCTTTACTTTTTGCATTTTTATCTTTATTACCACCTTGTTCAACTTTTGTAACCATAGCATACCCTGGAACAGAATATTGTTCTTCAAAAGTTGCCATAACTTGTACGTTACTACGTACAATTTTACCAAGGTGTGTAGTAGAAGCTTCATTTAATGAAACTTCTGGGTAATTATTTTTAATGAATTGTTCTTGGGCTGTATTATCAAAAGCTTTAGCTTTACCAAGCATTTCATCAAACTTATTATGATCATAATGATACTTTGTAAAGAAGTCTGTGATATCTTCCTTATTTTCAGGACAATATTCACTAATATCAGCAATATAAACTTCTTTAGTGACAGAATATAAAGCATTCGCTAGCTTTGTAGCTCCTGCTCTACCTGCATTATCATTATCATAAACAATGTATACCTTACGGTCTCTAAAAGTTTCTAAGAATGTATGTGGGATATTGTTACAGCCACCTAATGAGATAGCATTGTATCCGTTCATTCTAGCAAATAACATGTCTTTTTCACCTTCACAGATAATAGTATCTGACATATCGTCACACCATAAGTGATAAGGTAAAACAAGGCCTGCAGGAACACCTGAATCTGATTTAGATTTAGGCATAATTCCTTTTTCCATAGAATATGCTCTATGGTCAATAACTCTATTTTTCACAATAACTGGGAATACCAAACGTGTAGAGATTGTATTTGGTTTAATTGTAACCATACCTGAGGAATCAGTTTCTGTATAGGTTTCTAAACCAACTAAACAATCGTTTAACAATTCTTCTGGAATTCCTAAGTGTTTTAATTCAAGATAGGTGAAGTTTGTTTTATATGCGTCACCGTCTCTCGCAAATCTTTCGTAGTCTTCTACTGAATCAGATTTGAATAATAAATCTTTGAACTGACTGACTTGGTCTCTACCAATACCATAATATTGAATGCAAAAATCATTTTCCGTACCGTGGCTACCACAGCCGAAGCAGTGGTAGATTTTATCCACGGTATTAATAGACATTGATGGGTTTACATCATTATGGAATGGGCAAATGACAGAGTTTTCGCCCATTACTAAATCTGGAAAGACTAAATCAAATACAGTTAATCCTGAACCATATTCTTTCATCTTTAAATCCTCCTACTAAAATGGGGATTCAATATCAGATAAGTCAATATCAAGTTCTGGTTCGTCGGTACCTGGATTGTCGCCAAGTTCTTCAGGAACATTCATTTCTTCAGAAACCATACCATCTAAAGAAGCACCTTTAACTTCTGGTTCTGTACCAAAAGATGCAACAACTTCGTCAGCACTTACTGTGCTGTCTGGTAATGGTGAGAAATCTTTAACATTATTGTATTCGGTACCGTTATATGTTCTAACGCCCATGTCAATAACAATAATTTTGCCTTTTGCAGATGCAAAGCCAAATTTATAAAGTTCTTCAGCTGTTGCGAATTCACGATCCACATCAACTTTACAAGCCTTTAAAAATGGCATTAAACGGAAACTATATGCTTTTTCTGGGATGTTCTCAATATGAACTCTCTTAGCATATTTACCTTCTGCGATAGTTAAGGTAATTTGAATATTCTTAGAGCCTCCTGCGGCAAATTTAATATCAGTAACTTGGGCTTTATATTTACCTTCGGCAATTAAGTTACTGCATTCAGATTTGAAACTAAATGACATCTTTATGTCCTCCTATTACTTTAATGATTTGACAATTTTAAGTAGATTGTCGTAACTAAATTTTTTCACAACATCAGGGGTGAATTCAACTTTAAGTTTGGTTTCAAGTGCTTTCACAATTCCTGAATTGTGAGATTTTGCATCAAGAATGTATTTGATCATTGTCTCTGTTTTTCTCTTAACAACTTCTTCCAATGATAATCCTTCTGATGCTAACTTTGCTAAACATTTCCCATCTTCGATGGTCAATGGACTAGTGGGGTTGTCGGAAGTTTCACGAATTTCGTAAAAACCTATACGGTCTTTAACAATTTCAGCTTCGTGTGTTTCCTTATCGATAGAGATTACTGCATCAAATTCATAACGAACATCTTGTTGCATATCTTCTTTAAGGCCTACCGCACGTGGGGTAGTTCTACCATGTGCATTTGTCTCTAATACATACTCTGTCTTAGCACGGAAACAAATAATCATATGGCAGCTAGCATTAGTCATAAGGTTTTTAAGAACATTTTTCTTCTTAACAATTTCCTTTTCACTCCATGCTCCATAAAGTTTTTTCGCAGCACCTAATTCAACATCAAGTTCTGCAACTCTATCTAAAATGCCGTCAATTCCACTCCAGAATGCAGTATAACTATCAATAACAATAATTTTCTTATGTTTGACAGTAACTGCATACTCTACAAGATCGGCTAACTTGTAGATGTCAAAAGGTGGTTCAAATGCATAAAGTTCTAGAGGTTCCAACACCTCGCCACCTATGTTTCGCCCTACAACTTTAGTTGAACTACGTCTTTCAGTATCGACAAAAAGTCCAATATCTTCGAGCTTCTCATCAGGATAAAGTTGTTCTTGAATACCTTTTGCAAGTTTCAAAGCACCTACAGTTTTACCTGCACCTGACGGAGCGTAGATGGCTACTGAAAGTTTTGACTGGGTTTTGTCCATTGGTTCAAATTCAAATTCTGGCATTATAATGCCTCCTTTCTATGTAAAGGTCTTTTAGAGTCTTCATACAACTCATAATATTGAGAAATAAATCTAACTTTTGTTGCTTTACGGTAATTATAAACATCTTCAACTTTATTAAGACAACTCTTAATATCAACAATGTTTGTAACTTGTTCTCCGTATTTTAGCATTTGTTCTTGTAAACGTTCTGCGTCAACACTTGGTAAATCCATAACTCTAGATAATACTGTGAATAAACATTCTTTTCTTCCTACAAAGTTTGGAATTGCTTTGTAAATTGTACGCATGTAGTTTAAACGGTCTTCTGCAGCTTTACCTTCATATTGTAATGTTAAAGTACCGTGTTTGATATTAACACCTACTCTTGCAGTAGATTTGCTATTTAAAATGGCAGCAATATTAGTTGCTGTAAATTCTGGGAACATTCTTACATACCATTTAAGGTTTATGTAATGCTCGTTACCCATTTCAGCATAACTATCGATGTAATCTTCGGCTTTCCAGTTTACACCACTTGTATTCATAGCAATACAATCACTAAGGTTTAAACCTTCATGAATTTGGTAGTATACTGGCAAATTTAAACGTTTTAAAGCTTCAATACGATGTTGTCCATCAATAACTTCCATTTTCTCATTTACGATTACAATTGTTGGTTTTAAACCATTGGTTTTAATGTTTTTCACAATTGCTTTAACGTTAAATTCTGAGAGTTCACGGTTACCAATAATCTTTTTAAATGCTGAATAATTCTGAGTTTTGTAAGTGATAATTTTGGTCATTCCCATAGATGCGTTATTCTCCTTTCTTTGATTTGAAAACTAAATTCATTGCATCAATAGATTTCTTTTTTATGACTAAGGTATTATAGATTTCTTCTTCTTTAGTACCTTTCATAACTAAATCAATAACATATTTTGTACAAGGACTACCGTCAATTGGGGTCATTCTTGCTTCAGCTTGTTCATTAAAGCCTTGTGCAAAATCTCTATCTAAAAAGATAGTTGCTTTTGCTGATGGTAATGTTAAGGATTCTTTACCTGTGTCAAACTGTAATATCATTAACTTACAGTTAACTTCTGTTTCAAATTTTATCAATTGTTCTTTACGTTCATTAAAATTATAACTTCCTAATAAACTAGCATATTCTATTTTATTAGCTTCTAAGACCTTCATAAGATGTCTTAGAATCATAGCTTTTTTACAAGCTACAATGAACTTAAAGTCATTCTTTTTTGCAAATCCTACAATCCATTTCAGTTTGGGGCTTAGTAGGTCGTAATCCGCAACAAGCACCGACGGATCAATACAAATTTGCTGTAGTCTTACAAGTTGTACAAGTTTATTTTGACAATCAATATCTTCATCATATTCCATGGTTTCATACACTGCGTCATATATTTCAGTTTGACGTTTGTCCATATCTAATTCAATCTTAATATGTTTTTTGTTATAACCTTTGAACAAACCTAAATCTTTTTGCTTGGTTTGTACACTACAAGTTTGAATTATATAATTTATTTCATGTTCACGTCTTAAGGCTTTGACAACTTTTCCGAATGAAGTATCTTCACAATAATAAAAGTATTCTTTAAAACAATTAAAGCTTTCATAATAAGGTCTAAATTGTATTTTAGAATCGTTAATCAAGCTTAATGTTCCAAATACATCTGTAGAATCTTTTACAGAAACTGTACCTGTAATTCCAATAATTCCAAGGGCTACTTTGTCTTTTTCACAAAATTCTTTAAATCCAAAAATTGCTTTACTTTGATCTGTTTTGAAATTACGAAGTCTGTGTATCTCATCACCTAATAAAAGAACATGCTTACTTTTTGACGTTAATTGTCTAATTTGCTGTACTGTTAATCGTTTAAATAAGTCATAAGAAATAATACGAACATTAATTAGATCTTCGTATATACTAAGACTTTTTAAATCTGTTATTTTAGATATTTGTTTAGAAAAATATTCTTCTCTAACAGCGTTAAGTTTCTTTATTTCATTATCCCAACCTAACTGTGCTGATTTAGGACATACTATTAAAACAATATCTCCACCAACACACAGTTCTCCACAAGCTGCAAGAGCTACACGTGTCTTACCTGTTCTAGGGTCAGATAAAATAAGCCCTCTATTATTTAATTCTTTATATTTAATAAGGAATTGTAATAAATCAAAAGCCTGATAGTCTCTAAGTTGGTATTTCACTTCCATATTAACAACATCTTTAGCTGTAATATGCTTTAAGCTACGTGTTAAAGAATCAAATTCTAATTTTATTTGTGCCTTCAAACGTGAAAGTAATTCTTTCCAATCAAGTTCATACTCTGGTTCTGTAAATAAATGTTTATTTATTGCTTTCTCAAAATCTAAGTACCAATACATGTTTCCTTTTGGATAACGTAATCGGACTGTAAAATCACTAACATATTCCTCTTTATAGAAGGATATGCTGTAAAAATCAAATTCTTTCACTATTTTCTTTACTTTAGAATCAGATAATAAATAAGTTTGAAACGGCACATTACTTGTTATTTCTAATGTGCTCAATATCATCTTTTAGCTCCTTTCTTAGTTTATTTACTTTAACTAAAGAAATTATGCTTAATATAATTGCTGCTGTGCTCAACATGTCTATAAAAATTAGTCCTAAGACTAAAAGGATTTCCATTACAATATAGGGCATATTTAATCTTCTCCTTTATAAAATAATGCATCTGGTAAAACAATAATTGTAGGTTTAACTTCTGTATCAGAGTTAATAATTTCTGTTCTTGCTTTAAGTAAATTAACAGATTCTTTATCCCTTAAACCACCTGCTAAAGCTTTATCAGTTTCTGTACTAGCAACTAAGTTAACTTGTTTAGCTTTCCAATTAGCAAAAGCTTGATGTTGCAAGAATTTCGTCCATTCTTCATAGTTTGACCCTGGATATTTATTGGCTAAATCAAATTGATTTAAGTAAAAGTTTTCGGGAAGTTCACTAACGTAAGACGAAAACATTCCTTTGAATTTATCTCGTTCAATAGCATTAATAAATTTCATAGAACTAAATAGTTCTTCAAATGTCATATTAAGATTCCTCCAAGAGCTCTTTTGGAACATCATTAAACATTCCACTTATATCATACATTGCATATATGAAATCACGAACACTTTTTTTATAAATCACATCTGTTAATCTTCTTTTAATAACAGGCGGTGTTGTTTCAAAGGCTGTCTTAAAATCTCTTTGCTTTTGCCAATATATTCCTGAAATTTTTCTAATTGGTCTCACAGATAAACCTAACTTATCTAATAAATAGAAAGTTTCTTCGTCTGTTGGACAGTTTTCGTCAGACATTAGAATCCTAACTGATTGCACAACAGCCCTATTATTAATACCATATAAAGTACAAATGGATGTAATGGTTGCCCAAAATAGGCTACTTGATAAAATTTTACTATCTTTATTATTAAAATATAGATAAAAAAGAATTTCTATAAGTCTATCTTTTTCTTCTTGTGTCATAACAGCACCTCTTTTAATAAGTCATAATTATCTTTTGTAATTTTTGTTGCATCACACATTGTTTCTAACCAGCATTGACCGCCAATTGTTTCATAAGGCTTTAATATGCCTATATTTTTAATAATATCTAACGCTTTACTAAACTTTTGATAATCTTCAATAAGACCTTTTATATCGACCATTTTCATAAACAAGTCCAAGTCCGTATTAACTAATTCTTCGAACTTTTCTTTGTCTTTGAGTTCTTTTTCAATAATATCTAATGCTTTTTCACATCGTTCAACACCACCAAACAACTTATTCATTACTGTTTTAATATCTTCAAATGCCTTTAAACCTTTACTCATAAATCAGTTCTCCTTCTTTTCAAGAACATAACGCTTTAAGATATTTACTACAATATTAACCATTTCTTTAAGGTTTCTTCCATTAGCATTATCTGGATAGTATTCCTTAATAGATTCAAAATTTATACCAACACCAATAACATGGATGCCTATTTTCTCCATATGTCTAACTTGGTCTATTAAATCAGTATCGGTACATTCTGTTGGTTGTCCATCTGAAAAGATTATAACAATTTTATCTTTATTTTTCACAGCCTTCATAGTACTTTCCATATAATATAAGGCACCACTATCACAGTTACCATGTCTATCTGAAGCTTTAATTAAGCAATATGGTTTTTCTAAAGAGTAATGAGCTTCTTCTTTAAATTGAAAATACTTAAAAATTTGAGAATTATACATACCTGAACTAGTATGTCCAATAATACTATGATTAATGCCAAGAGAATTAAGAACTTCATGTAACATAATCATAACGATTCTACCATTCTTAATTTTTTCACCATACATTGAACCTGATTCATCTAAAATACATCCAAATGCTAAGTCCATTTCTTTTAATTTATAATTGTTATTATAAAAGATATGTGGATCTTGTTTATACTTCCATAGATTTTTCTTATCTAACTTACCTACTAGTAAGCCCCCTTGCTTACCTCCTGTATTATAAGTTTTAATTTCTTTAATTTGTTTTGTTAAATCATGTGTAATAAGTCTAATACTAGTAGCTATAGCATTATATGCATTCTTATCACTAGATGTATTTTTCACATACTCAATATTATAAGTATAATTACTATCAGCTAAGTCTTTTTTAAGACGGTCCATAGCTGACAATGTTGGTGGATTTTCTTTTGATGTATCAAAGACTTCTTTTTCTTTTTCAACAAAATCCTTTGCTTCTGAATCATCTGTATATGAATCTAAATTTAAGTCAAGAAGTTCAGAGTCATCAGTGCCTCCTGACGATGGATCAGTTTTATAAATGCTTCCTGAAAATTCTTCAGTTTTTGTCATTACTTCCTTTGTTAAAATACCAGCTGCTTTTGCTTCAGTATATAAAAGGACTGCATGTTTAATACGAGATATTTGATAAGCATACGAATGCATACTCTGAATCATTCTTGCAAAGAATATTGGTAATACATAGTAATTATAATTCTTCATAATATCTGAATGAATGTCTGTTGTACTAAGAATACCTTCCAAAAGTAATCTAATGCTTTCAAATCTTAAGTTTGGGTCATTACAAAAACATGCTTTAATTTTTGAGTTTACACAAATGTGTCCATCAGTATCAATACTATATAAGTATTTTTCACAAAAACTACTATTCTTATAATTTATTGCGAATAAGTACTCTAAAGCATTTTCTATTTCTTCATTATTAATATTTGTATAGTGATAAAGAATTTCTGCTCCATAAATAATGCTATATACTATTCCTAATGTATATAAATCAGTACCTGTGTCTATAGCTTTTTTATATAAGATTAAGTCTTCATTATTTTCATAAATCTCTGGGGCATTTTTCTTTTCATAAAATGGCACTGTTGCCGATGCTATTAAATCTTTAGATTCTGCATCTTCGTCAAAGATTCTATTTCTATTTCCTACAATAGGTGCAAGTTTTTTAGCAATGGCCTCTTTGGCAAATGTAATATTTTCTAAGTCTTCTAAAGAACGGTCATAAAATTCAGTAACTAAATACATTAGATTAGGAATTAAACTATATGTACTTGTACATTTTACGAGAAGTACTTCAAGAGCTTTTAAAAGATTAGAACCGTCTAAACTACTTACAATTTTAACATACATTTTTAACGGGTCTTTTGTTCCGTACAAATAACCCATATCGTGTATTAATGTAGTTTCATCTATTTTTAAATTGTTATATTTAACAAATGTTCCACATGTTCCTACACCACTACTCTCTAAAACTCTAGATATGTCCAATTCATCATATTTATAAGAACAAACTTTAGGATATTTTAGAATAGGGTTTAACTGCATGTATTCAGAACTATCATAGCAATCTAATTTACTGGCTAAGTAAATTTCGCTATTATCTTGTTTATTAAAAATATTGAAACGGTTACCTATTTCTGGCGAACTGTGGATCATAGCACGTTCTGAAATCTTATAATCATAGGGGTTAGCAATAATCTTTGCAGTATTATAAATCAATTGAATCCTTTTATCTGGGATAATGCTATTTATAATTCCACTTTTCATAAAACTACCTCCTATAGTTTAAATGTTAAATCAAATGCGTTAAGAACTGTATCTTTAAAATGTTTGAGATGATCAGGTTCTTCAAGGAAGGCTTGGTTCAGCATTAAATTATTAATAGCATCCTTAGCATCCCTATAATATTTTCCTTGTGTAAAAACATTTAATAATTGACGAATAGATATAACTAATCCTAAATTTTGTTCATTACTATATTTTTTAATAGCTCTATACACATCTAAAATTTTAGTAATGTTATCTAATTTAGAATATCCTGTTCTAGACACGATTACTGCTTTAGCTTCTTTTTCATCTAAATCTACAAATTTCTTACAAATTTCAAAACGATTTACTAAAGCTTTATTTAACCTATTTGTACCTTCATAGCCAATGTTTGTTGTAGCAATAAATCTAAAGTTTTTATGTGCTTTTAAAATTTCACCATTTGGTAAATCTAATTGTCTTGCTTCATCTAATAATGAATTAAATTTCATTAAGATACCTGGTCTAGCACCACCAATTTCTTCAATTATTGCAACATAGCCATATCTTACTGCCATTGTTAACGGTCCATCTTTCCAAATAAACTCTGGATCGTCTGGTGAAGCTTTCTTTGGATTTGGAATAAATGTTCCAATCATATCTGCTTCTTCAATATTAGTACTACAGTTAATAGCTACAAAAGGTAATCCACATCTACTCGCAATTACTCTAGCTGCTGTAGATTTACCAGTACCTGATTCACCTTCAAATAACATTGAATAAATATCACCTTTAGATACACCTTTGACAACTCCTGTCAAATCTTTAAGGTCAAATGTTTCATAATAAGGTTTCACTTGCTTAAATAATTCTTGTGCATATTCGTCTTTTGCATAGCATTCTTCAAGACTAGCAACACCGCCTTCACTCTTTAAAACACTATCTTTAAAATAACCTTCATAAAGCTTAAGGTTATTGTTCTCATTAATACTTGGATATTGCTCTAATAAATCCTCATACTCAGTAGCGTCATTAGAAACAATAACTTCTGATTCTTTACTATGTAATAGTTTTTCTAATGGAACATATATCACT